CCCCCCCTTGCGATATTCCGTGATGATTTCGCCGCAGTCCTTGTAAGTGATCCGGTATTTGTTCATGCGCTGATTATCGTTTAGTTTTTAATGGTCTTGGGACTATCTCAAAGCTTTCGGCTGTCAGGGTCTTATCCATGTAAAGACTCCTTGCCACATAATCGGGAACCGTGTTTTTCAGAAACGCTTCCCCGGTTTCCTTGGATTCAAATATTACATGAACCGCAAGGGGATTGTCCTTTTCTATCATTTGCCATTGCATGAGCTTATTTTGCGCTAGTTTTTAAAGATTTGAAGGGCAATCATTCCGATCAATACCCAAGTTAGTAATCCCAGCAGGGACAATTCAAATAATGCTCTTCCTGTCATATTAGAACGATGAAACGATGATCCCCCCGTTGAATTCGATCAATTGCCCGTGTTCATGGATATATTCCCGAATCTTTTCCTCCACATCCTCAATATCTTCGGAGTTGCCGGATTCGTCATCAATATCAGCGTTCAATTCTCCTCTCCAAGCATCATCCCCAAAGTATCCTTCCGCCCATTCCACAAGGCTTTCATACTCAGAAAAATCGCAGCGAAGGGCAACCCTGTCAAATTCGATTTCCTCCCCCATGTCCGCTTCAAGCTCTTCCAGATACTCCACAAGGGCTTGCGCCCCGTTCCAAGTCCATCCCCCGTCCTTGTCGTCATGGAGTTGTTGCGCCGCTTGGTAAGTTGTAAGTGTTTGTTTCATGTCGTAATGGTATCCTAGTTTTTAAGCGATGTTGTAAATGTCCTCAATATCAAAGTGTAGAAGAATCAATTGCCGACGCATCTCCGCAAGTTCTTTTTTCACAACTTTCATATGAAGCTTGGATTCAAGCGTAAGATTGCCTTTTTCTTTTTTGGCAATGTCTTGAATCATCGTTTCCAACCCATCCATGATGTTTTTGTATTGTCGCATGGTCAAAGCTTATCTTAGTTTTTAAAAGCCACGTGTTGCCAGCAATGTCAAGGCTTGTTCCTTTGTTGGAACTTTACAGAAATTATAACTATCGCGATCCCACAGATAACCAGTGGATTTTGAAATGCCTTTCCAATACTTAAAAATCCACCCCACATTAACTTCCGCCACATAGCTCCCATCCACCAGACGGCGAACCCTACTTTTTCCGAAATCGTGTATTACATCTTTCATATTGTTATTATTGTTTAGTTTTTATTCTCCCAAATATGCCCATCCCACAAATCCCAGCCTTTGGAATAGCTGATTCTGAAATAGGGTGTTCGCTTCCTTTTCCGTCAAACGGATTTCCAGAGTATCCCCTTGGCATCCCTTGATGGCGGCGAACAAGTCTGGACTTCTCTCAAACCGATACAGACCAGCTTTGTGTTTCATGTTTGAAGTATTCTTTAGTTTTTAACACATCCCTTGGGGATGTATTGGCCGGAAGTGTATCCGCTTGTGGCAATCCTTAGTTCAAATCCCGCCTTGTGCAAGCATCTCAGGATGTTTTCCTCCATACGATCAAAATTGGCTAGAAAGAGATTGTAAGACGGTTCCCATTCCTCCATTGCTGGAGATATGTCGATGATCATACCATCCCCGTAATATGTCGGCACAAGCTCCACCTTACAAAGACCGTTTTGCATATTGCGATACCCGATTTTGGCAAGCAGACATTCAATGTTGTCAATGATATCCTCTTCCCACATCCGCATAATATCCCAATCATCTTCCTCGTATCCCTCATTATCGGAATGGTTGAAGTCAATCCAGCAAGCTTTTTGGCGATTGCATTTATGTGTGTAGTAACATCCGGCTCCCATATGCGTTAATCTTATTTTAGTTTTTAAGAGAATTGTTGTTCCAAATAATCTGAATACCACTCTTCCTCTGCGATAGCATTGTCAACTTCAAATTCCTCCACGTTTAAATGTGATTGATTAAATTTTTGGAATGTATTTTCACACTCTTCTTTCGCATTCCACCAATAAGCATATTTTTTCCACCCATCAGGATGAAGATACCTATCGAAATTCCGACCATTAAGTTCTTCAAAATATGAACAATACCATTTCCCCATCACCTTTTCAGAAAAGGTGGCATCACATGTTGCTTGTTTGTATTGTGGAAATATCATGTCGTTATTATCGTCTAGTTTTTATTCAGGCACTCCAGCCCATTCCAGAAGCACAACATCATCGGGATCGATATATTCTTGTAGGTGTTCCAGTTCCACAATTTCCGTATAACTGATACATTCCTTTTCAATCTCCCCGCGAAGATATTCCAATCGTTTTTGAATTTCGTTCATGTTATTGTTCAATCTTAAAACCTTTATCTTTCAAATCTTCCAAGGCTTGCAACTTCTCTACTAAAGTTGTTGCCTCATACTCCCCCAAAGCGAACCCAATCACTTCCCCGAACCCAAACATCCGATAATCAACAATCGGCACAAGCAAAGGATAATCTTCCGTTACCCCGCACTTTATTTCAGGGTCTTTGAATCCTACTGAGTATCTATTTGTCATGTTGTGATTATGATTTAGTTTTTAAGAAATCCTTGCAACCATCTCCACCCCATTCAGAGGGCGAGCGAAGAAAGCTTCGTTCCTATCGCTATTCCATCCCGTGTAAGCGAATTTCCGCCCCTCAAACGTAAGAACCTTTTTCACAAGCTTCTTCACATCATCCCATCCTTCGGGACAATCCACGGTCAGGAATTCCCTTCCCACATCCTCCCGGATGCTATGTCTCACTGTCACTTCCTTGGGATCGATTGTTGCTTTCATGTCCGTATTGTGGTCTAGTTTTTAAGGTTGCTTGCTCCAATGTTCATCAATCTTATAGGCAATCTTCCGCATTTCATCAACCAATTCGTCCAATTCCACATCCCCCGTCTTGCCAATGTCCCTGATATATTTCGGAAGATAATAAGCCTTGCTCCTGTCCTTTGCCATCCACTCCAGTTCTTGCTGCTCCCGTCTCCATAGTTCGGCAGCTTCCTTTTGTTGTGGTGTTTTAGCCATGCGCTGATTATGATCTAGTTTTTAAGCACGGAATCCACAATGGCTCCCAAAACCATCCCCACAAAAAGGAATGCGATGAAAACGCCAAAGTGATAGGGAGAAGTGAAAAGGTGTCCTCCAGTTACAAGCGCAGATGAAAGTCCCGCTACGATAGCTCCAATGTGTCTGAACATATTATTATTTTATTTTAGTTTTTAAAGATTTGCCCCTCTCCCAAGAACCACCAAGGAAGAGGGGACTTTCACCATGAATCAGAAATTGGACAATACGAAATGGTTTAGTAAAGCGTATGATGCAATGGCCAGAGAACCCGCACAAAATATACCTAGATATATGTTACGGATATGATATCCACATAGAAATCCCACAGTTCCACAGAAGATGAAATGAAATGTTACGGATATGATATATATTGGTTCCATATTTTTATATATTAGAGTTCAATCTTGGCTTGGAATGCGCCATTTACACGCGGTTGGATATACAATCCGTTCTTGGAATGCCTCACCTTTGCGTCAGGATGCTCCTGAAGAGCGTTTGTCGCGGCGAAGAACCTTTCCCGCTTGGCTTTCTCTTCCGCCGCCTTGTTGCGCTCCTGAAGGATCAATTCGACCCGTTCCGCCTTGCGATGGGCGCGATCCTTTTCCGCGAAGATCATTTTCAGCTTCTCCGAACGTGTGAATACGTTGCCATTTGATGCGGCACGGAATTTCACGGGTGACGAGGTTTTGCTTCCCATCCAGTTGCTTTTAAGTTTCGTTGTCATTGTGGTATCAGTGTATTCTAGTTTTTATCTTGCGGATTCAGATCAATCTCAGCATAGAAAGATGTTGGATATGAATCGTATTGTTGATCCCATTCACATTTCAATTGGATTTCATTCAACCCCACTTGCATATTCTTACTTGATAGATATTCAAGTATTGCAGCATTGATTTCACCTTGGTTTAAAAGAATTTTCATAATATTAAATATTGTGCATCAGGAACTTCATCACATCATCACCAAATGCTGGGACTTCCTCCACGCTTTGGATAACATATCCGCATTCTGCACCCGTATCCCAGAAATAGCCAACCTCTTCCTCCAATTCCCCATGACATTCCCCTTCCAGAGCCATTTGACCCGCTTCTTCGGGAGAACCCGCGAATCGGATGGATGGGATATACTTTTCCACGCTGTTGATAAAGACTTTAAGTGTAACAAGGTAGTGTTTCATTGTGTCGTAAGTGTAGGCTAGTTTTTATGGGTAGAGATTCATCAATCCCTCTTCCGGCAATTTATCCAAAGGCAATCCAATGAGTTCCGCAAATTCCGCTCTATGATCCTCCACATTGAAAAGATCAATGATGATATCGGAATAAGATGAATTGGTATATCCACTTTCAGAATAATCATCCAACAATTGTCCGAATTGATCCCGTGTGACTTTCATTCCATACATTTTGTGTTCGTTCATGGTCTTTATTATGGTTTAGTTTTTAAGCTTCTTGGAAGTTCTCCAATGCACGGCAAAGCTTTCGCTTGTCGGCTTGATCCATCTGCATTTCGTTGGCGATGATCAGAATATCGCCTTCCGTGATGTTCTCAAGGAAATCCAGTAGGGCATCCCGCTCATCTTCCGTTAGCTTGTCGAGTTTGTCAGTGTGATAGGACATGGTTTGATTATCGTTTAGTTTTTATCACGGTTGCGCGAACGCGCTGGTTTAGGATATCTTGGGAACTTGGCGACTTCCGATAACCGGATGCGAGATTTCGCTTTCTGAATCCACATATCCAACATATCAATATCATCATCCATGAAAGAATCCTTGTAGATGAAAAAGTTACGGATATCTTTACCCTTTTCCGTGTAGTAAAGAAGATCAAACTTTTCAATGATATCAAAGAGACAATGGAAAATTTCATCCCTTTCAACATGTTCAGGATACAGAGCGTAATATCTCCCCACAAGTCTTTTCAGAATCTTATCATTTGAATTATTACGTTTCAGGTGACGAATGATCAGGAGTTCGGTATCAGTAATTTCTTTCATGGTGTGATTATGGTTTAGTTTTTATGTTAATATCCGTTCTCCAATGCCCAATCCTCAATTTTGGAGAGAAAATCCTCAGAAATCTCTTCTTCCGATCCGTTGGTTTTCTCAAGGTATCCCATATCCAGAGCAAAACCAAGGGAAGATGCTCCCCCATTGCTGCTCACAATATCGCAGTATGAACGCTGTTCACCACTTTCCTCAAAGAGTTCCAAGGTGACGGTGTATTTTCCGAATTTCTTTGTGATAATTTCGTCTTTCATGGCTTTATTATCCTCTAGTTTTTATGCGAAGTTGGTTAGGTATTCCGTATGGACTTCCCCGTTTTTCAGGATATGGATGAACTTGACTTCCTGAAAGAATCCCTTGCGTTCCGCCTTGTAGTCCCAATAATCGGGGTCAAACATATGTTCCTTGATCCATGCCTTGGCTTCCTTGATCGTCAGATGTTCCATGGGAGTTCCAATGTGGTATTTCTCCCCTTCAATCTCTTCAATTCCTACGGTTTCGATTGTCATGTGTGGATTGTGGTTTAGTTTTTAAGACAGATCAACGTAGGATAATTTGATATCCCTGTTATCAACATCCCGCTCTTTTCCATCCTTACCAACAATTGTTGTAGTATGGAAATCTTTCCAATCTCTCCTTTTGAGCTTGATTTCAACACGCTCCCCTTCATATATGCCATGCTTGTGAAGAATCTGTTCCGCATATTCAACTGTATAGAAATCATCAATCTCTTCATCCAGCTTATCGGCAATTTTGATATCATATTTCGGTTCAACGAAAGATAATACATAGTCCCTAACTTTCATCGCAGCTTCGTTTGATACGAATTGGAATTCCTCATCCCATTTCCGACCTACTTGTGTGGAGATTGCGACAAATTCCCCATCAAGGAAGTATGCCCGAACACCCACCCAAGAATCCGTGCAATAATGGGGGCGAACATACACCATTTTGATACGATCATCAAATTCGACGTAATTATAAATTCCGAATACTCCAGCAAGGTCTTCGCTCCCATGAACACTTTCCCCGTGTTTTTCAAGATCGATTGATTCAATAATTTTTCTGGTTGTGGTCATGGTGTGATTATGATTATGCTTTAGTTTTTATTCAGTAGTCCATCCTGAATCGCTTGCTTGGTTTCCTTGTTCCACCCATACATACGGGCATCCATGTCCAGATTCATCAGGGCATTGGGAATGCTTCCGCAATGGTGTGCGGTTCCCAGAAAGTTCCACACAGCGGTTTCATTCACCCTTGCGCGATTGGCAAGCTTTTCGATCTGTTCCCTTGGTATCTTGTTCATGGTCGTATTATCCTTTAGTTTTTATGGATCGATTCTCAGAATGATGTCTCTCACATTCACGGGATCATGTTCAAAATAGGCACAACCATAATCAAACATGATAAAAATTGATTTGTTTGCGGATTGAGCCTTTTCTTTGGCCTTTAGCAACACCCCATTGATCCACTCATCGGAAGCTTCCCAATACCACTGCTTCATCTCTTGGATATCAACATCGCTCATGCGCTTATTATGGTTTAGTTTTTATACGCAACTGGAGCATCCCCACAATCGTTTTCTTGGATATAGCAAGCTCCCATGTCCTGAAAAACATCCAGAAATTTCCCAATCAGTTCCACGCTATTCCCCCACATTCCCAGAGAGAAAATGATTCCCCGCTTGCCAAGTTCCCCGTGGCATTCCTCGAAATCTTCCGTGTCCATATGGACAAACATTTGCCGTTGGTCAACCCCATCCTTGAAACGGAAGATATAGTAATTCCAATCAGGATCATATACAGATTTTACAAATACATTATCATTCTTTACAAATGTGCTTGTAGCTTCCCCCTGAATCGTTCTTACTACGGCAAGCACTCGCTTACCAATCTCCCGAACATCAATGTTGTCGGTAACTACATATCCTTTTGTGTCGCATCCCATGGTCGTATTATCCTTTAGTTTTTAAAATTTCAAGTTCCTTTTGAATCTCTGCGACCTTTGCACGATTTTTAATAAAGTTTTCCACACTATACATGGGAACTTTACTTTTAATTAAAACCCGAAAGGTTTCATCCGCCGCCAACGCCCCCGCAAGTTTGATTTCCAATCGGTCAATCTTTTCCTGTGTCGTTTCTCTTTTGAATAGTTTCATGGTTTGATTATCTTTTAGTTTTTAAGATCACCAATCAGTCCTTGCGCTTGCATAGACCTTGACAAGCTCCCCGCTTTTCAGCTTAACTTCCACGCTATCCACGGTTGCCGAGTCCTCAATGACTTCCTCAATGTCCTTGGAGAATTGATAGGATGGGCATGAAGTGTAACCTATCTGCCATTGCTCATCAAGCTCTTGGCATTCCTCTTGACTAAGTTCCTCCCCATCCCTTGTCCCTTCGGAGATACGCCATTCCACACATAGGTCGAATGGAACGCTGTAATCCCCTTGGCATCGCATGAACAGAGGATAGGCATAACCTCCCCGCACATCGCATCCCGTATGGGCATAAACAACCATCAAAGCGTCATCCTGATAAATCCAATCCCCCCCATCTTCCGCAGCATATACTTCCCATACATAGTCCTGAGATAAGTCATTCTCATTGTTATATGTATTATCCCTTGCAAGCTGAGTCAGACCAAGCACCTCGGTTGCGAAGGTTTTTCCCGCTTCAAACCATGAGAGTTCCGAATTCTCTTCCAATGCCGCCCATTCCTCAAATTGCTCTTGAATATCAAAATCCACTTCGCATGTTTCGGCAAGGAAAAGAGCGGTTTCAATGGTTGCGCTTGGCTCGTTGCCATAAACATGCACCTTGATAAGCGGTTGCTCATCGGAGATTGGCGGCTTGTCATAATGCCTTCCGTAGAAGTCTCCAGAGTCTAGGAAAGACTTGCCTGAATTGTGACGGAAAGCTTTGGCGATTGTTTCTTGGTTCTTTGTCATGGTGTGATTGTGTTCTAGTTTTTAAAGGATTCTATCGTGTCTGGTGAGATATTCATGTTGGATTTGTTTGAGAAAATCTTCAACATTCCCATATTCGATCAAAGTTTGATACAAGGAATCACAAAATTCGTCTCCCATATTGGATACAAAATCCTTGGTGTGTCGCATGGTGGCGAGATAACAATTCATTTCATATACACTTGAAAAGTCTTCTTTTCTTTGATTGTAATAATCCAGATATTCATCACTTGAATTAAAATCTGTTATCTTCTTAAACATATTTTTTCACCCCGTAGATTTTGACTTCGCGTTCCTTTAAAGTGAAGGTTTCCAATTTTTTAATAATAGGTCTATCTTCAACCATCCCATTCATCAACCAAACCTCTTCGGTTTCCTCCAATTCAATAGTATCAAATACTTGGCTGTATAGATGGAATGATCCAAATCCATAAAGAATGTTCTCGTTGAATTGTTTTTCAAATTTGTAATCCACATGAGAACCATTGAAGAATTCTATCTTGCCATCAGAGAAATGAATCCGCCTTTGCTCCCAATCATATTCCCTGATTGAAGTATAATTCTCATTATACTTTTGGTAAATCCTAATCAATTGATCCCCCTCTTGGAGAAGATCATAGAATTCATCCCATGTATATTCTTTTTCAATCAGCTTGTATGGTTCGCTCATAGTGTAATTGTGTTCTAGTTTTTAATGCGTCTTGGTTTTGTCGGATTCTTCGGGCGCGGTTCTTCCACATCATTGACATGGCGAAAGATGTTCCTATATGCCGCTGAAATCACCCCCAAGGTCAACCCTGAGACTTCCGCCATCTTTTCCATACTCACATCCTCCAGAATGTATTGGGCGGAACCAATGGCTTGCCAACGATCATCGTCGGTCATGTCCTCATAGGGCTTGATGTTTTCCATGTCCATATTCAAGCTCTATTCAATGTGTGTTTATAATTTTCAACCAATCCATCAAAAGTTAGGTGATGATCATGTCGCTCGGTGTTGCTACAAAATTCAGGATAACCATTACCTTCAGAATCACGGGGGCAATCCATACAAGTTCCCCATCTACCATTCCTCAAAAACATTTGAAATGATCCCCTGTGATAATCCAAAGCGAATTTTGTTTTCTTGTCCATGTGCGTATTATGGTTTAGTTTTTAAGCGATTGCATCCGCGAACATTGATCCTTTGTATGTGCGGAGAATTTCGCGGATGCTGTGGATTCTTGCACTCACTTCTTCCTGATCGGCTTGTCCGGTTTTCGCTTTGGAATAGCTGACAAATCCACACTTGGATGATTCCGTGAAACCTTCGCGCTCTGCTACGACTGAGATATTGCGGAGTGTTTCAAGTTGTTCTGAGGTGGCTTTTACCATGTCGTAATTATCGTTTAGTTTTTATGGAAGTAGATAGTAGCATTCCCCATCCTCATCCCGCCAGTATCCCCCGAACAGGCTTTGATCCTTGCACCATTCAAAGCGCGACATCATCCCCTTGCATTGCTTTTCCGTTCCCCGAAAATATTCGGGAAGGTCAAGCATATCCGTTCCCTTGTGTAGATGTTCCAGAGTGTGTTTGACGATCTTCATAGTAGGAGTATGGGCTAGTTTTTAAGAAACTTGCGAACATCCGCGTATGTCTCGATTTCATCCCAATGATCGCCATCAATTATATCATCAATATTATCGTCCGCCCCCAATGCATATTCGGGAAAATTATTGACATAAATTACATGATATCCACACCAAAATGGATCGGTGATATTAAGAATTTCCTTGGAATATTGAACCATCACACAACCACAATTGCCAAGAACCGAGCATTGCCTCATATCCACCCTCTTATCATCCGGCTGGGAATTGATATAATCAATGAGTTCTTGTTTTGTGATTGTTTTCATGTTGGTATTGTGATCTAGTTTTTAAACACAGAGATAGATGCGCTTGCTTGATCCATCCTCATTGGAATAGATCGTGATATAGGGGAACATGCGAACACCATCCTGAATCTCGCTCTTATCAAACATCAGATCATATTCCAGATCGGATAAGTCCTTGGGAAGCGCATCTTCATATGTCCATTCAATGGAATATAGATCATAATCTTTCATTCGTTTGTAATGTCGTTATTGTATTCTAGTTTTTAAAGGTTCCCGATTACCGTATATCAGGATCGGGCGGGAGCTTCCGCTATGCTTGTTTATGAGAAAGAGAATTCCCTTGGCTGTTCAGAATTATCAACACCAGAGATAACTCTAAGCAACCAAGGGAAAGATATATCGATTAGCGAAACCTACGAACCTGCCATTGATACAGATTGTTGTAATCAACGTCCACACCAATCTTTTGAAGGCACTGGTGGATTTGAGTCCATGTGAACTTACGCTTGCGAAGAAGAGCAATTCCTTTACGATTCATATCCAGAACCCGTGTAATATCCCCATGCATTGTGAAACGTTGTCGTTGGGGGCGTTTCGTTGGCTTGGTGATGTTATGGGCGCAGCAGTTCAGTTTGTTTGTCATGTTTGTTTTCTTTTTGTTTTGTTTTTGAGAATCTATTTTTTTATTAGAAATTTTCAAATTCTTCATTCGGAAAATCCTCACGAATGATGCTATGAAATTGCTTACGAAATGTGTAATATACACTCAACAATTCATGATAAGCCTCCACTGAGAAATAATCAGTGGATATAAGTTCATGTGCCACATTGTCCAGTGTGCTTTCCAACTCTTCAATTGCTTTTTTCTTGTTCATGATGTAATTCTATTTTAGTTTTTATACTCCAAAGTCTTCAGTGGCAAGGATGTTCTCCCGCTTGATTGTGAAGCATTCGGGCTTTTCGCCTGAATACATTTTCTTTTTATCCGATTCGGTTAGGTATTGAGCGAAGTTATCCTTATCAACTTGTTCACCATTCACAAAATAAATGGTTTCACTACGAGTTTCTGTTGGATATAAGCGAACATAATGTTGCTCTTCATCACAACCTTTCGGAGTGTGCTTAATGATATATGGGAAGTGAAGCCAAGTGCCGAAAGGTAGTTCTTGAACCTCTCCTCGCGTGCCTTCCTCAATGCCTTGTTGAACGCTTGAGAGATTGGCGAAGTTGATACCCGCACGGCATACAGCGGATGTATGTTTCTCCAGTTGGATTCCCGCTTTCTTGTGAGCGGCAGCAGGAGTTGGATTGCTCTTCCAAACCGCTTTCACGAATTGGCCGCGAGCGTTTAAAATACGATCCAAGATTTCTTGGGCTGTCAGTGATTGTGTCGTTGTCTTCATATTTGTATTGTGTTCTAGTTTTTATCAGTAAAAAATGTATCCCATCCCAAGGCTATCTTGTCGGATACTTGAGAGAACATTGGTCAGTTCCACAGCATTTGTCTCATCATAATCATTCCCATCACTCATTGCTTCCAGAACCATATCATAGAAACAGTCTCCGATTGCTGCCATAAGCTCGTTCATACTATCACCAGTGATGGCGGTTGTGGTTTTTCCATACATTCCCCGTCCACTGTAATCTTTGTGAAGGGATAGGTCGTCACTATAGCCAACAATCAGTTCTGCAATTTCTTTGTTCATATGCGTATTATCGTTTAGTTTTTATTTTTCGTAATCACCACTGATTTCCAAAGACCTCACAATCTTTTTGGTTTTCTTAACATCAATGTGAACTTGGGAACGATAAGTGTCCTCCCAATACCATTTCTTGAATGGGACAACCCGAAAAACCTTCCTATTTTCTGGATAGGCGCATGTTCCAGAGCGTTTTTCATATTTCTTGGATTTCAGATATTTCTCATTTTCCGATGTTAAGGGAATGGAGAATTGGAAATCGTCAAATGGATGTTCGTTCATGTTTTAAATATCGCTTATTTTTGTTTCTTTCAGAGCTTCTTAGTTTTTATCTTTCAGAATTGACAGGATCACTCGCAGATCATCGTTGCCAACCTCGATCACCCTATCATAATCGGAGATTTCAAGCGATGTTGTGGATTCCCCAATCGAAATTTTCAAATGCTCGTTATTGAGATATGTGTTATGGGAATCCCGTTTAAGTTGTAGTAGATGTGTCATGTTGTAATTATATGTTGCTTCTTAAATTTGTAACACGTTTAACATAATTGGCGCATTTTTGCATTTCAAATGGTTGTGTTACAAGCCAATCAAATTCAATTGGATTTGTCACATCACGATATTTTTCAAAAAATGGTTTCACCAAATCTTCAAATTCGTTCTGAATCCTAATCCCCTCATCTGTCAATTTAAAAGTATCTTCAAATAATTTCATATGCGTATTATCATCTATTTTTTAATCAAAACTCGGCATCCATAGGTATGCTATCAGCAACCCAAGTCCCCATAGAAAGTTTCCCGATATCATCAGCCAACACATTGTAATGAATATAATTCCTGTTATCATGTCTCAATTATGGTTTAGTTTTTAAAAGCGAATGCTTCAGGATACGAGTTCCATGCGGGATTCTTTTTCCGTAGGATTTCCAACTCTTCCAATGTCGGCTTGTTATCCTGCTTTGCGAGCCAATCAATGACATGGTATCGTTCTGCGATTTTCCTTTGGGATTGGTAGAACATCTCTTGTTGTGTCTTCATGTGCAAATCTTAATCTAGTTTTTAAAAGTGGTCGGGCGTAATGCTATTCCCGTTCCTTCCGTCTCAGCATTTTTCCCGTCCGAGCGGGATTAATCGGAAGCTGTTTGATATCATCCAGCAGTAAGAACCAAATCTCCCCGCTTGATAAGCTTCTCACGTTGCTCAGGATTGACAAGAGCAGATACGAAGTTTCGCTTGTTCTCCATACCCAAGCCGAATTCAGCGGAGTATGCCTTACGTCCCGCATCCTTACCAGCACCACCAGTGCCGTTGCCCCTAGTCCAGAATTCCGTTGCACCTTGGGCAAGGTAGAACATGTTTCCCCCACGATTACCGCTACCGTTCCATGCCAGAGAGACGATTTCCGTCATCTGATTCAGAGAACGTGTGGAAAGCTTCTCATCGCTCTTGGTCTTGTCGGCAAGGTATCCCGCAACAAAGCGTTCGGCCTTGGAAAGATCACACTCCACATTGTAAAGTTCCGCCATCTTCTCTTCAAATTGGCGACGACCAAGCAGAATATTATTCATAATTTGTGCCATGTTATTGATGCGAACATTGGCATTTTTAGTATGAGTGATATTAAACCCTTGCTCACCTTTTGTTTGGAGAGACATACGTACGGTATTTTGGCAAACGACCCTCAAACCAGAATCGTAGAATTGTGCATTTCGTGTGCCATCATGGGATGTTACAAGATTGAAAAATGCCTTACACTCGCTCCCATCAGGAAGATTGATATTTGAATCCTCATCAAATTGCACAGACGCGAAGAATGTTTTTAAACCAGATAGAGTTCCAGCCGATACAATCTTATATTTAATACCATCCAAGGCTTCTTGAAACGCATCAAACAGTGTTTCATTTTGAAGGATTTCATACTTGTCGGATGCGACATGAACAGGACGGAAATCCCCTTCAATGTCTTTGATGTTACGAGTGTCGGCAACAATGGTCTTCCAACCCTCAAGCGGGACTTCCACCCCGTCGATGTTGACGTTAGCTTGTCCTTCCAGATAGGGGATGAACAGGGGATTCAGAACCTCTTTGGTAAGAGGAGTCTGGTGATTTTCATCAAGCAAGTGCCATGCACGCTCACCATAGGTGATTACCCGATCAGTTCCAATTTCAATTTCGTGTGCCATTGTAGTAGTGTGTTGTTGTTTTTCGTTACGAGCAAATTGTATTCTAGTTTTTAAAAAAGTCAATTCGTTTTTATTCTTCAATACAATGCTCATCAAATCGTTCCTTCACTTCATCCTCATTGATTGGGAGAAAGCTTGGCTTGCTACCTTCCTGCAACTCAGCAATAGGATTCACCCAATGCTCACATTCCGCATTCAGATACCAGTAAGCTTTCTTGTTCCTTGCCACCACCTTACCTGAGAATTCTTTACCAGTGGGAATTCCATCCGTTTCAACAACGAATCGGGTGTTCTTGTTCTTGTCGATATCCAGTGGGATATACATGTAGTATTGTTTAGCCATGGTGTGATTATGTTCTAGTTTTTAACGGGAATGGTGAGTAGGAATGCTTCAATCTTCTCTAATTCCCGATCAATCCTTTGTTGAAAGGATTGAATTGCGCGATAGCAATGGCTCCGATCTGTGGAGAATTTGATCTCCACATCCGTAGTCTTGTCAAACCCTACAAATTTGTGACATGAATCAATCATGAAATCGATTTTAGCATGTCCCAATTCATGAATGGAAATGCTGCCTTCCACATACCAATCACCAATTGACCAATACACCTTCATGAAAGTGATGGGATTATTGGTTTTGATTGTATGCTCCGTTAGCCAAATTGCGATTTGCGCTTCGTTCATGGCTCAAGTGTAATCTAGTTTTTAATCCCTGTGGGTGATCTTACCATCCGCATCCCAAGCTACCACCCTCCGATAACTAAGACTTGCCTCAATGTCATCCATCGTTTGTTCCACATAATGGGAAAGCGGTTTGGTTTCCAGATAATTCCACCTTTTGGTGAGTTCTTCGTCTGTCCACTCTTCGAATTTATCTACGAAATCTTCCATCTTTTATTTTTTATTTAAACTTTGATCAACAAATTCATAAACATCATCCAGAGTCATATTCATTTCATTTTCAAGTGTTTTCAACAGGGATTTCTCATATGAATCTTCGGACATACCCAATACCTTATACAATGGAATACCCTGTCTCCCCACATAATCCACGATCCCATCGCTTGGATCATCTACACATGCCTTAGCGTTGCTCAACATTGCCTTAATCTGGTTCAAGTCAAGGGCTTGCATGTCATTGTCCGCTCCTAGAAACCCTTCAACGTATTCGCGGACTTGTTCGATTGTGAATGTCATATTGTTAATTGATAAAACTTTGCTCAATCTTGCGAACATCATCCCAAGTAACCTTTTCATTTTTCGGTTTTGGGATGGGGTTGTTATTTTGAAAATCGGCGACTAATGATTCTTCAATTTCCCTCATTTGTTTTTGCGCTTGTCGTATTACTTCTTCTTGAGCTATATATTCTTCGTGATTGTGAATGAAATTCATTTTTGAGTAATAATGATCCGATTTAATTTGGTTCAATTCATCTGAATAAATCCCGCTTTGGTGAATTGTCTTGAAGTATGCCTCCATTTTCTTCCTGATATTCGGAAAGTCATCAGCCCAAACGGTTATTTGATAACCAAGGCCACACCCTCTTGCACCGCCGCAACCTGTAGAGATATTGTATTGGTAACGAATATTGTCAAAAGCAGAACTAACTTTAGAGTTATAACCTCCTTCAATATGGATGTTCAAATTTCCGACAATGCCCATGTAACCAGTTGGCAAGTTGTTATTTTTGGCGCACCAATTTGAAGGTTTTCCAATTGGGGAACCGTGGGAATTACTACAAGTTTCATTAGGAGACATGCCCGTAAATTCTGCGCGGCACTTGATTTTTGTTTTGCTAGTCAAATACTTGGAAATGTTTTGCGCGATTTCAGAAAGAGATTGCGCCGAAAACCATTTTTCCTTCTCAGCATCTTTTTTATTCTTTTCCTCTTGGGAATTTTCCCGCTCTTTTGTGCAAGCGATTTCACATCTTTTCGCAGCACTCTTGGTTTTATGTGAAACGTTGCAGATTTCACAGATGTAAACGGATTGAACTTTCATGGCTCAAGTGTAAGCTAGTTTTTAATCTCAAGAATCCTCTTGGCATTCAAGCCACCGATCTTGTTCGTCGGATGATCCTTGCGTGTCGGGAATCGCCCAAACACTTCATAGAATGCCAGAAACGCCAGAATGTCCCGATCATACACCTGTCTGCACGTATCCAGCATATGTGTCTCCCCATTGGGAAGCATGACATTGTGGATATAATATAGATCATCTTCGGTTTCATGTCGTTCCACGATGATCGTGTAACCATCGACTTCGTAAGTTTCCTGCATCATATTATTTGTCCTTCGGTTCGATCCAAACGTAGATCACTTCATCGTTTTCATCAATCTTTTTCTCCATGTAACCACGATTGAAAGCTTCTGCTTGGTATGTTTTTGTGGTAGATTCGTTGATAGATATTCCAACCATAATCCAAATACCATTTCCCAAAACAAACCCACAAAGAAGTCCTAATCCAAGATAATCTTTAGTCTTCATATTATGAGTATTTCGTAATCAAAGGATGTTGTGCAACATCATTGAACTTGATCCGCTTGTGATAACCACGGATGCGTTCTCCCTTGATATCATGGAAATGGGATACCCTGCCGTTCGTGGAATCGATCACGTTGGAGAAGATGCTTGATGCTTGCTCCATGCGTGTCTGGTAATCCTTGCCTAGAAACAGGCGATAATGGATTTTCCAAAACGTGGACTTGATCAGGTTGATTGTTGGTTTGAACGGATTCATTGTGGTATGAGTGTATTCTAGTTTTTATGAAACGTGTTTTCCCGCTGAGTATGATCCATCCACTTCTTGGTGTTTGATGCCGATTTGATCGCATGTATTCGCCGCAACTTTCATGGCAGCGTTCCACACAGCAATGGCGAATTCCTCATCATTGTCCAATACCAGAGTGGGACAACCATTATCCTGATCATTCCACCATTTCCAAAATTCTTCGGTTCCTTGTTTCATGCTATGAGTGTATTCTAGTTTTTATGAAACGCATAATAGAGTCCCGCTTGGGTTGCGATCATCAGCAGGAATGCCGTGACGATCATCCAAGTCTCCACCACGAATTCATCATCCTGATACTGTTCCCAATTGTGGGGCTTGTAATTTTTCAGGATTTCGGATTTTATCAGAGGGATGATATTAACATCAATCGGATTGTCCAGCAAGATTGTCTGTAAATTCATCTTAACAAGCTCCTTGTCGCTCCACCCGAACACATAAGACCAACCATCACCATAGCATAGAATCAAATCATTCTTCTTACCGTTCTTCCAATGTTGTTGTAATTTCTTCGCGGTATCAATGCTACCCAATTTAATCATAAGGACATTCACTCCCCGTTGATCATACAGGTATGTGTTCATCTTATCCCAATCCCAATGGCTTATAGGAGCATCACCAAGCAATCGGGAAGATTTGAATTTATCATGGTTGGGATATTCAAACAATCCATATTGTTGGATTTCCTTATCCGATAGCTTTCCATATCCGTGCAAACCCTTTTGGGTTTTGATAGGGTTTGACCACATGGCAGTCCCGTTGACAGGATAATCACAATATTCAGGATCATCACTTACAATTGAATGATAATCATATCTATCTCCTGAATCATAATTGGGGCGATATCCTCGCTCTTTATGAATCCCCCACTTGGCTCCAATATGGTTGAAGTATCCTTCCGTGATTCTCATGCGACCAATTGAAGTATCTGCTTCCCATTTGGGATGATGTGTTTTTCTTTTTGTGACCAGTCTTGTATGTGTATGGGATTTACCCTTGGAATCGGTTGTCGTGTATGTCTCTGTTTCCGTCCATTCCGCCCTCCATTCGGGCGTATGGACAACCGACATGATCCTCCCCGATTCCGTGTAATTATCATGACTCAGGCTACATTGGGATATCACAAAGACTCCCGTTATAACCAACAGTGCCGATCCGACACTGGTTGCAGCTTCCCACAATTCAATGGTGTGGAACTTTTGCCAAGAGATAATCCCCGCGATCACAGGGATTATCATCAGTAGGAATATCCAATATCCGCTTGTCATTTTTTATTTATTTTTCCAACCTTTACAGGTTTTTACGGGTGCGATTTTTTTCAAATTCTCAAGTCGTTCTTCCGTTGGCCAAATGTCTTCTTCTGAAACATTATATGTTTTATGCCCGTAATGACCGGAAGCCCATGGATCGATTGTATATCCAGAATCCGTATGGTCAATCACTTTACCCATTTTAATTGTGTAATCAACAATCTTACCCGTTTTCCATAAGACATATGGATCAACATATCTGACTTCAGTATTTATTGGATATTTGGTATTCATCACTCAACCCAATTGGAATTATCCTCACCAGTGGCAAAGTTACCTTCGGTTTCCTTTGATGTCACAATAATGATTTCAATTTCCTTTTTACCAAACATCTTCAGAATAAGACCAGATGGCACAGTCCCCAACATATTATCCGCTTGTCGTTTGATATCTACCAATCGTGTTTGCGCCATTTGCCAATCCTTCCGCCCTGCGACCACGATGTTCTGGAGATTCTTTAGCGTTTCAATGCCTTGGATACTTGGGACTGCTTCCGTCACCATACCTACAGTGACAAGCTGCCCCTCTCCTGCCGTGTTACCCCCTCTTGCATCGGCATAGCCCGTGATGATGTTGGTAAGGGCTTCCACCTCCTTGTCTGATACGTTGGCAGCTTCCCGAATGGATTTTCGGGTGTTATCAAGGATATTTTTATTATCCGTTTGCGCTGCTTTCGCCAGATTCTCAAATCTTGTGTAAGAGTTAAAGCTTCCCAGAACGGAAACCAGAAGGATTACTCCAAGGAGGATGATACCCCCAAGAACCGACAGTGTTGTAATTAGTGTTTTGCTCATTGTTTTTGTATTGTGATCTAGTTTTTATAATGTTGATAGATGATGGAATCGAACCATCGCAACCATTTTGGATACCTAATCAGGGTTGTCCTGTTCGGATTTGCCGTGCTACCACTACACCAATCTATCGAAAAAAATCAATCCACGATCCCTTCGTTGATTTCGTAGATATTGGAAGGTTTGCCCCTTGTTCCGGCAGGTTTCTCCACCTTGCCCACCACGCTTGCCTTGCCCATCTTGATTAGGGTTTGGAGAAATCCGTTCACATAAACGGTATCCACCCCCAGCTTCTCACTCAGTTCCTTCACGGTTGTTCTCATATTGTTCTTTTGTTTTACTTTTAGATAGAAATTTGTCACTCCAATGTTACGGAAGAATGCTGTATCCCCTTCAACTGATTCGGGTTCTTGGGTTGTCCAGATGAAGGGATCGTCTTGTTCGTCATCTTCCGGTGCTTGTTCAAATACGATCTTATACTGACCATCGCCAATGTCAACGATTTTTGCGTCCTCGCCAGCGGAATCTTTCCAGTAGGAGATTTCCAGAGGTTTGTTAAGCAGTGCTTGGGGATTGAATTTTGGGTGCATTATTTAAATTCGATTTTGGTTACTTTTGGAAGGATTTTCCCGATTTTATCCTCTCGTTTGACATGTAAACGATGATCTGAATAAGGTATGCCATAGGAATTTGCGATGATTGTATATGTAACATCATTCGTCTTTTGGCAGAGATATCCCAAACAATCAATGAAGAATTGATCATGTTCCACATCTTGGAATTGGTTCTCCGTCTTTTCTTGTTCTGTAATGAATTTGATCATGTTCGTATTATATTCTAGTTTTTAAAAGATGCGCTCGTCACCATGTCTTTGTGTTCCTCGTTCTCACACTTCACCACAAGCATGGGACTTCCATCACAACGGATATCATCCTTCCACTGGATACCCAATCCATATTTGTAATTTAACATATGCAAATCAAGAACAAAGAACCCAATCAGATCATTCGGATCAAGCTTCGGCATTTCCCATTCAAAGCTATGTAGATTGAAAAACATATCTTTCCCGAATTCCTCCAACCATACATAAGATGTGGATGAATTTAATTCGGTTTTAAGAACGGTATATTCTCTTCCAATCTCCAGCTTCTTGGTATTCTCTATTACATTGGTGAACCACGAATTGGTTTCATTTGCAATGGCTTTGATCTTCTGTCCATCCTTTGGAAAGCCATGGAGAATCTTACGCCTGTTGAAGATACTACCCATCAGTCCTTACCATGTTGGGGTGATCTACCATAGACCTTTCGCGCCCTCTTGTTGGATGCCTTGGCGTTCCATGCGGTATCGCATACGTCTCCCTTGAAGATTTTGTTCCCATTGGTAGCTTCATCCAAGGAACTACACCATCCTCTTGCCCGACTTGCTCTCGTTTTTTTATTAGCCATGTTATTTGTTCTTTTCGTTATATGCTTTTGTTACTCCTTGTTTATAGAATGGAAAATGTTCCACTAAAAATGTGAATGAATAGCTACTATTTTCAACCTCATCCACCATTCGACTCCATTCCTCTTGGCAAATCGCTTCGGGATTTTCAGTGTTTTTCTGATTATCTCGATAACCAGCGTTAAACCATACTTTTTTATATAGTGCCATATTATTAATTTTTTGAGATTGAGAGAAAGGACAGAACCCCTGCCACCAGACAAAGTGTTAGCCTAATCACCCCACTTGTCAAGCTATCTAACCCGATTTCCATAAATAGCTTTTCAGCTAAAAAGAACGATGGGATAAACACAAACATGCCAATCAGGAAGAACGCGGGAGTATTCCCAAATCCGCTGTCCAAAGCGAAAGGACGGGAGAGAAAGAACGCGCCAATTAGTGCCAACAACATACCAAACAGTCCGAAGAATCCCAGAGGGATGGACATGCCGATGAAGAATAGCACACAGCCAATGATTATTTGTGGTAGCTTGAACATGTCGTTATTGTATTCTAGTTTTTATCGTATTTCTCCATCGCTTCAAAGAACGTTTCCGTTGCGCTTTTTAAGCTATCAGGAATCGGATTCATTTCATTCCACTTGCGAATGTGGAGTTCCAGCAGATATGAAAATCCCGGAGTATTCACTGCCATTCTCTTGATTGTATGGAATGTGTGTTTGTATATGAAGCGATCCCAAGCTTTGATAATTTTATTTTTCACTTCTTCGGGGTAGTAAGAAATTCAATATTGGGGCTTTCTTTGCGTAATGCATGGTATTCCAATTGAACTTTAGCGGTGGAAATCAATTTCCCAGCAGCGTTGTTGATTTGAACAGCTTGTGCTACAAAGCTAGGATCGGTTTCAATACGACCGATTACATCCCACAATTTAGTCCGTAGTGTTTCAATATTGTTTTGCATATGTTTCTTTTATTTTTTTAGTTAATTTGAGATTTATTTTGAGAGTATCCACAACTTTCCAATCGTCGTAGGTCATTTCACATTGAGGTTTCCCATAATATCTACAAAGATAAGCATCATCCAGATTTTCTTTCTGTCTTTCTCTCAATGCTTTGGTCTTTTGACGTTTCTTTTCACAATTTTCACATAGACATGAACCATGTTCATCCCTTGGATATGGCTCCTTCCATGATGGAGTATATCTACATCGGTCGTTTTCCATGTCCTGATTGTGGTCTAGTTTTTATTCACCAATCGTTCGCATGATAATCTCACAATTCTTGGGATTCGGCAGACCATCGAATTCCTCCACGGTGTTGCCATCAATGATCATAAGCAGAACCTTGAGAAATTCACCGTGGGATACGATGATGATATTGTTTTCTCTGTCCCATGGATCATCTCTATCATATTTGAATTTGTTCTTGAGATATTCCAGAAAGATGAATGCCCTTTGATAAACATCAGCAAACGATTCCCCTCCTGTTGGGCGACGATAGAAATCAAACAGGTGATTGCGTTCTTCCCTTGTCTTGAATTGCTCCACTTCATCGCGTAGGTTTCCCCATGCACGTTCAACAATGAGAGGATTTTCAAGATATGAGAAAATTTTCGCTTTATGGAATTGGTCTTTAATTATGGATGCTGTTTCTTTAGCTCTCACATATGGGCTGGAAATCATAATAGCATAATACATCCTCCACGCCAAGTCGCAACCACATTTTTCAGCTTGTTGCTTACCCTCTTCCGTAATTGGAATTTTCCATTCGGGCATTTGATAGTATGTTTCGGGATGTTTATTACCCAAACTTTCCCCATGTCGAATCAAATATAATTTCATAATTTCTCTAATATTTTTCTAATACATTCAAGTTGTTCTCTCGCATCCGACAAAAAATCCCAATTAACATCTTCATCCTTTTCGTTCCTGATTCTAACCTGATATGGATTGTCCTTCGTGATGTCTATGATGGATATCAAATATTTGCTATAATCCCCAAACATCCAAGTCTGTCCCCCATCATCGGAGTATTCATAGTAGTAGAATTTGTGATCCATATCAAAATCTCCCGATTGCCTTTTCTTTCACCAATTTAAATTTCAGATTCTCGTTCTCAAACCTACCATCCATCTCATACAAGACATACAGCGGTTCGCCAATCTCCTTTGAAATGGATGATAGCTTATCCCCATCCTTTGTCAAGTCCAGATCACCGTGCCACACCTTGCCGGATGATTCCGTGAAAACGTTGGCATTGAATACCACAACATGATCGGGATGTTCGTGTCGATAGAACGATTTGGAATGTCCTATCATTCGGGCGATGCGTAGCCCATGTTTTTCAAATATATCAATCATTTTTTAGAGTCGTAAATTTTGTTGATGGTCGTTGTGATAAATATTAATATGCAATTACTTTTTAGCATCATAAAATAATGATATAACTTTGAACGTATCACCTTTACAATGAATTACCACGCCCTCAAACCCAATATTACCGTTCGCATACTTTTCAACCAATTCAGTAGTTAAAACCACGTTTTGTTCCAGAACAGGAACATGTTTGAATCCGCAAGCATTGGCTACCGCGATGAAGTTATGCTCTTCTTCCAGAGTGATATATCTACGCTTCTCAATATCCCACACGCTGAACATTTCCCAAGATGTTTGTTCCTTGGCATCCACGTTAGCCTTGTGACCATTGCGACCATTACCAAAGCTCTCCCCCCAAATACATAGAGAGATTTGATTTTGAATACAATATTCTCTCAACTTGTTTTCAATATCATATTGAGGAATATGTTCAGTCCACATATTGAAACATTCAGGTTTCAGTTCCAGAGAACGGGACATGACACCAAAAGTATCAGATTCCAAATGATAATAAAATGACCCAGACGAGCCATCTCTTTTCCTAGAAACTGTACAAAGCTCTCCATATGGGAGAGTATCAAATTTATAATGATTCTCTTCATCCGTCTTGGGAATACCAAACGGCAATCCACCCTTGGCTTGAAGGTCTTTCGGGGCTGGTGGCTCGTATTTAAAAATGCCCAATTCTTCAGAAATCTCTTTACCAATTTCAATCTCTCCGGTATATCCCACGTTTTCAAATGTCTCAACAATTCCAAAGCTGAACAGATTTCTGAGCTTAATTGCTTTCACCCTACTACTCTTAGCCTTGTAGAATTCCGCCCATGGCTTATCCGGCAGGATGGAATCAGGCCAGATGAATACGATCTTCTGTCCTTCCTTATACTTGTCCTTGGGGACAATCACTTGACAATTGCGGACTTCTAAGCACTCCAAGGCATCGGCGGTGGAGTGAGGATATACACGGGTGATTTTTTCAATACTTGCTAAGTTGTTCATTTTCTTGTATTTGTTTTCTAATTTGATTATGAATCATGGTTTCAATTTGTCCAGCAATTCTTTTACCAGCACTACCGTAATTCTGTTTGGTGATGGTTCCATGCTCTTCCAACATTGCTTTCAACGCGCCGTTCACACTTCGCCAAATATCAACGGAATAATCTTGCTTCATGAATTGATTGTATTCTAGTTTTTAAAGATACCCAGCCTTATCCAAATCAGGGTTCTTCCTATGATGTTCCATATCTTCCAAGGCTTTCTTTTCAATCCCAACCTTTCCTTCCGCTATCCTGACATATTGTTCTTGCAAAGCAATGACACGTTCAAACGCCTTATCCCTATCCGTGAAGAATTCCTTATCTTTACTTTTCTTAACAGAGCTACCATTGGCCATAAGTAGAGTGTCATTCTTGAGAAATCCTGAATACTTCTCAACTTTCAACCCCCAGCTACGATTAACCACCCACACATCATAGGGTTCTTCCAATTCCAATTTGAAAGCTTCCCCTTCCGATGTTAAGGATACTTTTTCTTTATTGAATCCCAATGTTTCATGTCCAACCAAACCCAACTTAATCAGCTTATTGATTTCGCGGGTGCATTTTCCAATGTTACCAATGGTATAATATGCATTGGGATTGTATCTTCCAGCATAAGGCATGTAGATACATCTCTCCCCACCTCGCATGGCTTTGATGATGGTCTGTTCTCGTTGATTAAGTTTCATAATATTTTCTTAAAAATTAGGTAGATCAAATACAATCCACAAAGGAATCCTACCACAATGCCGATGGTTTTCAAGATGTTTTCCACTTCTTGATTTTGGCTTTTAAAGTGGCGTTTTCCCGCCGCAACTCTTTAATATCATCCGCCGCCCTAGCGATGATGGATGCAAGCGCGATCTTGTTATCCTCTATATCCCTCAACAGCTTTGCGGCTTTGTCATGATGTCTTAGAATTTTGTAGATGTCGTCAATCATGTCTTTATTCTATGCTATTTTTTAACGTAAATACTTTTCCAGAACTCCAAAGCTTCCTCTGGAGTGGCGTATGATTGTTTATAATCCGACCAAGCAGACCAACCACCATCCTTACACAATACAGCCCAATCACTACCACTACGAATTGTGACAAACCATCCCGGTTCTTTAGCAGTTCCCATTAATTCAATGTAATAGACATGCTCATTGATGTCCTGTTTTATTTTGTATTTTACGGGGATGATTTCCATGTCAATAATCCCCGTCTTCAAATAGAATCACCATGTTTTTACTGAACTTCGCTTCCGTAACATTCAACGGCTCATCACGAAGTCCAGCTTTATCCAACTCATTTCTGATAAGGCTCTCAGCATCTTCCCTACAAGTGGCGCAAACGATTACTCTCGATCCGATGTAATGCCCAGCACCATTATGAATGTATAATTTATTTCTCATAGTGTCACAAGTGTATTCTAGTTTTTAAAGGCATTTGAAATCAAACCCATCATAGAAAGTGTATTGGGTCGCATCCTTTTCAGACACCTTCTCCACTTCATGCACCTCAAGATCATCTTCCCACCCATAGTCATCCCAATCATATTTCGTGGTTGTCTTAACCGTGGCTTCCTTGATAAGCTTCCTATCCTTGAATGTCACAGTCTCTCCCTTGGGGACTCTAATGTAAACATCCGTGTAACTATGTTTGGTTACTTGAACTCTGTAATAATCGTGTTCTTCCATAATTTTAATTTTTAACATTTTCCAACATCATATCAGTGACAATCGCCATGAGCAAACCCGCTCCATATTGATCGTCATTCTCTTTGAATTTCTTGAGAATTGGGATGGATGCTTTCATGGCATTGCATTGATCCTCTTCCATGATCTCCTCAATCATTGGTTTGAATTGATCCATTGTCTCTTGCCAATCCGGTTGTGCTTTGTGTGCGTCCAGATTGGCGATCATTTCGTTTGCTAATTCAAGATCCTTCATACTTGTCTATATGTTCATCAATTGAATACCACATCATCTCAAGAACATCTGTTGGTATTTGTGGATATTTTGAAATAACTCTTTTGATCGCATCTTTCATATAAGATGTTTCATCATATGCAATTACCATTTCTCTACCTATCTCCCGTCTATCCTTATCAGTGTGCATAATTCACACACCCCCATTTGATCTTATAATCATACCCAAGGCTTTTGTAATACTCAAGATATTTTTTATATTTTTCTTTAAATTTTTCAATTTCCTCATCAAAATCACGTTTACCGAAGAATTCGTATGTTTCACACGATTCAAGACTCACATGATTTGCTCTACTATTGATCAGAAAGTATTTAAAATTTCTATTACCTTCGTGATATTCCGGCGTCCAGAAAGTATCATAATCTGCATCATTCTCATCTTCTATGTATGGGTGTGGATATATTCTTTCCTTTTTTGATTTCTCAATCGTTTTCAATTTCTCTCCAGTGGTTGGACAGAATTGCATATCTTCATCATACTCCTTACCTTTGGAATTCACCTTAACGGTATATGGAACCATTCCTTCAAAGATTGGAACTTCCAAAAATACCCCGATATATGTGCTATTATCTACTCCCATAATTTTATTTCGTTAATTGTTTGTGTAATTTCTGACATTCCTGCGCGATCTTCCATACAGCGGCAGCACCCCTGCCAAACTTCTGCATCTTGCCCTCTCCGACAAGCTCCCGAAGGAGAATGCCAGCGGTTTGACCCGACACACCAAGCTTGGCACAAACCCGATCCAGAGTCAAGTGGGGAGGCTCATCCATGTTCAGGATTTCTTCCTTACGAACATCGGCGGCAGGAGTCTTGTCTTTCTTGGGTTTATCCTCTTCCACGGGAGCAACATACGCACCCTTGAAATCAAAACCCTTGGAAGTCATCATCGCCATGTGAATCTTGGTTTCTCCAAAACGATTCTTATATACATGGAAGAGACGCATCGTATCATCATCCTTATCCACCGTGACTTTCATATTCACATCCACGGCATGGATGATATCGGTTCCGCCCTTGGGTAGTCCTTGGGTAGTGATATGGAGAACGAACACCAGAACACATCCCGTTTCCTTGGCAGTTGAGAGAAGCAAGTCTTGTGCATACTGATAGAATTCCCTCTTCTTCATCTTGGAATTGGAAGAACGCAAAGCTTGGAAGCTATCCACAACCATGAAATCATATTCCTGCATGGCTTCCGCAATATCCTCCACATTGCTGATATGGGCAACATCCACATCTGTAACCCCAAGACGCTTGCAAGCATAGGCAAGTTGTAGATGGGATTCCTCGCCAGATGCAATGGCAGCTTTCTTACCTTGAGTGGTAAGCATTTGAGCAATCTGGCAAAGTGCGGTGGACTTGCCGGAACCTCCAACTCCACATATGGAGATTGCGCTTCCGGGCATGAATCCGGGAAGGTGTTCAGTGCCGAACATCAGGTCAATCTCGGGGCATCCCGTGGTCATCCTATTGTAGTAGGACTCGGGAATCTCAATTGAGGAGCATTTTGCGAATTTGGTTTCCAGTGTGTTGATCTGCATGGCTCAAGTGTAGTCTAGTTTTTAATAAAGATTCTCTGAATAAAGTGTTCCTTCGGTCGATACTTTACGTCTGATTTGACCTTCCTGTTCAGCGATTACCCAAGCATCCTTGCGATTGAGAAAAACACCCTTTTGATCAACAAACCCTTGTTCCTTAACTCTTAGATGATACTTCTCACCATAAGCTTTTTCAAGCGTTTTTCGCATCTCTGGAGAATAATGACGGACACCCACGATAACGTCACCATCATCCATGAGCATTGCTGCTGCTACAATAAGTCTTTGCATGGCGTGATGGTATTCTAGTTTTTAAAACCGTTTTCTTTAAGATTTTTTGTCCAGTGGATGTTGGTCTGAACATGGTCTTTTCGGACGAATTTTGCAACGCACGTTGAATATTCATCAAACTTAAATGATTCTTTTTTGCGAACCACATATCCTTCTCGACCATTTAAATTTAGATTTTTTAATAAATCGATGGTAGAATTGTCAAATTTCCCCTCGAAAATAATAGGGGCAGTGGGGATTTCTATATATTCGGAATAAAAGAGAACATCATCCCAACCAATGCAGAATTCATCATTAAACAATGCAAAAATATAAAAAGGAGATTCCAAATCTTCATATCGAATAGAATGTTCCCATTGCATATTCTCCCCACAAATTCTCAATCCATCGGGGATCAACCATCGTTTGGAAGACCATAGTGCCTTCACTCGTTCCCTAAGCAAACCACCATCGGAAGATGTAGAGCGAGCATAGATTTTATCTTTAGTCCAAGTGCAATTTTCACCATCCAACTTCTCAGTGACAACTACATTCTGATTCATCAAACTATCCAAATTAGGAATGATCTTATCATCAGATGTGCATCCTTCACTCCAAGGGAGATGGGAGGTTCGGGGAAATTTAACCAGCGTTGTCATGGTATGAGTGTATTCTAGTTTTTAAGAATCAGCAAGCAACTTTTCAATCATCGGATCAAGTGCCTCTGCTCCCCCATAAACAATGGTCGTTTTAAACACCCCTCTGAATGTTTCAAATATTCCATGGCGCATTGCAGGGTCTTTTACTCTGGTATGTTCGTAGATATTGTTTAAGTCAGATATTGTCTTGGTTGCCAGAATCCAACAAGCCATGTCCAAAGGATGGAGAGGAATGAAATTCACTTTATATTTCCCAAATTGTGTTACAAATCCCTCGAAGTATTCGCTTTCCTTGACATTATCGCATTTCTCTTTAATTTCCACAATTAGATGATTGGGAAAACAAACATCCCAATCACTTCCCTCTCTTGGGAATCCCATGGCTCTACTTCCAGATAGAAATGCCGTATTCGGTAAATTGAATCTGTTTATAATTTCTTCAGGTATCTTAATCATAATTTCGTAAACGATTCCAATAATTCATTCCATTCGTAATTCTCCAGATCACCCTTAACAGATTTCATCAAAATTCTAATCAATTCCAATGTGAAATCCACTTCCTCGTATGCAGCATCAATTTCAGTGATGAACTCCAGACACTCACTTCTGGTCAATTCTCTCTTGATCGTGCTAGGCTCAATATTAACGTATGCTTGTATATTCATATTAATCTACGGCTTTATCATACACTTCCATGTGTTCAGGATATTGAATTCTCCAATCTTGAATAATTTGTTCTGCTGCGATCTTAGCCATGTCCTTTGTCAGACATAGAACACGATGCGTCATGCGACTCTTGTTGTTAAAGATGACCACGGGGTAGAATCCGGTCTTTGTTTTTCGGTGGCTTGCTTTCATAGCTCTATGGTAGTCTAGTTTTTAAGAGAAGTCTTCCTTCTTTCCATAAGCTGTGAACGTGTCACCACTCACCTCAAAATCAATCCTACCATCCTCGTAACCCAGATGATAGAAATCATTGGCAAGCTCTTCCATGACATCACGGATCGCCTCCACGTTGTCCTCATTGCAGATTCCATTGTTATACAATTCATTCAGTGCTGTTTCAATCTTCATATTTTTATGTTTTGGTTCTCCATCAATCTTCAATACCAGTTCATCCCCTTCAACGACGATCATTCCCCGATCCATCATCTTGTTGATCATTTGGTTGAAGATAGCAGTCTCATCCCACTTGTCAACCACATCTTTGGGTTGATGGGGATATGACATGATCACCCCCACCGTTCCTATCTCTCGGAGAGATAGCCGACCATCAAACAATTCAATCGGTAATATAATTTCGTCACTCATTTTCACTTATTGTAACACACGCTTCCCAAAAATCTTCTAAATTCTGATTATCGCTTATCAAATGTAGAGAACACTTCCCCTGAAACACCACGGGAACGGAACAGAGAACCAAATCCTCCCTACCACACAGCATGATGGATTTTTCCATGTTCTCCTGCATCTCAGGATCGTAATCCAGAATGCATGTTCCTCCCGCTTCCAAGGGCAGCATAATCAACTGGTAATCCATTAATCAATGGTTGGCAGTATGGATTGAATTGTTAAAAATGCCCTTAGATAGCCTTCCGATTCAATCGTATTGAGAGATAATCCTTGGCTTCTAAAGTCTTCAAGTGTTTCACGGGCTTCTTCGATCATATAATCAAAAGTATTGATAAAAGATTCAATCCTATCTTTACATTCTTGATTTGTATTTTGTTTAGCGACTTCATCCTCAATCAATTCTTGAATTTGTTCCGATATTTCTTTTATTTTTTCTTTGTCCATGTTGTTGTTTTAGTGTATTTTAAGCCATGCAGCGAGAGTGTCAATGGAAAAGATTCCCATCACATTCAACTTACTACAGAATTGATAGAATGCCGCCTGTTTGAATTCCGAATCGGAAGCGTAGATGAATGCCGTTTCATTGGGAGCCACCCGAACATAGAACTCCGGTAGCTTTTTAGATACCCCCCATCCCACCAGATTATTGGCAAGCCTTTGGAGAGCGTCATCGGAAGAGGGTATCACGCCAGAAAATACGAAACCAAGGCTTTCGCTATGGTAGTATTTCAACTCATGGAGCGGTAATGTTTTTTCAGGTATCATTATTATCTACTGCGTGGAATTCTGAACATACATATACATCACAAGCTTTAAAAACTTTTTTACTATGACCACATTTAGGACATTTCGGAAAAGTTCCATCATTTTCAGATTGAAAAATTAATCTCTTTCCAATCTTTCGATTAAAGAATTCTTTTTCACCACCAGTGATTGGCTCCAAATCTCCAATGTTCATATTTTATTGTTCAAATTCCACCATGTCTTTCGGCAAGTCCTTGAAGTAATTCACCGCCCGTTTGGAAAGATTTGCGTATCCTTCCATGATTTGCTTGGTGGTGTTCTCCGCTTGGGGAAGCTCATATTCCCTTGCCAGCGCACGGGCAATTGCGATCTTGAGTCCCTTGTGCTTGTTCCAAGGATCAATCGGATTGCAAATGGAGTAGCCATAGCAAACCTCGTTGTTATCCCGTAGAGCTACGACGACCCCGCGAGGTTGTCCCTTTTTGTTTCTAATGTATCGGATTAGTGTGTGTTGCATAGTCTCTGTATTGTATTCTAGTTTTTACTCCAAATTCGGTTCAGATTCTCATCATATTGGGGAATGAAACGATCAGGATTTTCCAAATCTTCCTTAATTGTCTCATCAAACACCTTATCATGGTATTCCTTCTCATAAAGAACCCATTCAGGATTCATCTTATCAAGCACGAACTTATCAAATTTAGATTCTTTCCTACTCCACATCCAATCATTGATTCTATGATAGGCTTTATCACAGGCAACATTCCATTTGTTCTCAATTTTTAACAGTATATTTTTCATATTATTCTTTCTCATCATGGATTAGATAAACCAGAAATCCCAACACTGGTATGCTTAAGATAAGCACCGATACCACGATCAATCCGATTACACAATTCATAATTATTTTCCTTTAAAGGCTCCAGCTTCAAGAATTGGCATACCAGCTTCCGTGGGGATATAGATGCGATCACCTTCTCCACCCGCCACTTCATTAATCCACATCCACCTAAGATAAGAAGGGTGTGATTCAAGGGTCGCGCCCAGCTTCTCAATCGCATATGAAGTGGCATCCGCCTTGATACGTTCTCTGGCAGCTTCTCCTTGCGCTCGCATTGCTAATGCTTCTTCCTGCGCTCTGGCTTCTTCCACAAGAATCTGTCTGTCAATCTCAGCTTCTTTGAAGGCGGCAGTCCCTCTCATGGTTTGAGCATAAATCCGATATTTGGGAATTCCCCACATTGATAGGAAAATAATCCCAAACATGGTTAGAATGCTAATAACTGTGATGGTAGTGATGCTACCCCGTTTTTCTTTATTATTTTGTTTCATAATTTTAATCTTCTTCGTTCTCGGCAAGCTCTTCCAGAAATACCTCATTTGAGGGTAGATCATTCAGATCAAAGGTCTTCCAATGTTTGACCGGATAGTATTGGGAATCCCCATTTGATTTGTGAGTATCCATATCGGAAAATCTTTCTCCCGTATGGGGAGACTTTACAAATCCCTTATACACTTCAAAGGTGTTCTTATCAAAGTCCACAACATAAGCATATTCGCAAAAAAGGGAATCGGCTGCGAATGATAATTGGTTGAACAATTTATCCATCTCCCACAGATGTTCAACTTCCTTATAATTGTAAGACGGAACCTGTAATTCTCGGCTTGAATACCTCCCATTCTGGATGAATTCAAAAATACGACCCCCCACATCTCGACTAAATTGTTGGGGGAACTTTTTGGATTCATTGATCAGTTCAATCTCCTCATCATTCAGGAAAGTAATTTCCCGCAACCTTTTTTCCATAAGGGGGCGATCCATCTTATCCCTGATAAATTCCAAAATGATGATGCCTTGTCCACTTGGATAGCCATCCCATTGAGCGAATTGTGCCACTTTATAGTCATTATTGATTACCGCGCATGTTAGATTTCTTGTTCCCATAATATTTGTATTGTATTCTAGTTTTTAATTGTGATTAGTTCCGGCCAATATGGAACGTGTTTTGATCCGCTCTTGCCTGAGCTTCCAATGGTCAAATGGATTCCCTTGAAAGTGTCGCCGTCCACAATGTTAAGCTCCTTTTTCATTTTGTCAATAGCTTCTGAATAGACCTTCAAATAAAACATAATGAATCCTTTGGTATATCCCCCGCGAACAAGATATGGATCGTATTCAAATTCAATCTCTTCTCCATCGTAGTATTCAGCTTTCTTCCAATCCACATCTTTATGGAATTTTTCGCTCGCCAATGTTATGTGAGCATCGTGCAAGGGCTTCTGTAGCTTTATCCAATATTTTTTGGAAATGAGCCACCCATAGAAATCCAGAATTCCCGATCCTGTCTCGACAACAATACGGGATTTCTTGGATTCAACGCGGATGGTTCCCTTCGCTTTCAACATGGAACGACCATACGCTAGTTTTTAACCTTTAGCCCTCCAATCGATCACCATCTTCTCATATGGCTCAACTTCGTAGATGCTATCCCATTCGATTTCCGTTCCATTGTAGGATTGGTAATAACCGGGAATGTAGTAATGACCCACCAATTCGCCGTTCTTCTCAACCTTGAAGACGCAATGCCAATGTTCTCCCGAACCTTCACCACCCCCTTCTTGGTCAACTACTGTCACGACCCAACCACCAAAGGAGATGGAATTTTTTTCGTAACAAAAATCACCAGAATCAACCCCATATTTAAGATCACCTACAGTTGGGTTGTTGAGATACTTTTTACAATTCTCCTTTTCTTCAAAAAAATCAAGAATTTTCTTAATCTTCTTGGGGTTAAAATTCTCCAGAATATCGGGCAGCTTCCCGCTTTCCATTTCCTTCACTTTTTCCAATTCTTGCTTCATACGAGCAATTTCCGCTTCCAGTTCTTTACTTGTTTTCATGTTGTTCTTAATTTGTTTTCTGTTTCTGCTTGTTTAAATTTATCGATATATGAGAAATCCCTATCGTTTCTCAGGACATCGATGTTTGTTAGTATGAAGAACTTGAACCATCCACTACTCATGGTTGTGGCCAATTTCTTCAAAGCTTTCTGATACGCCTCAATCTTTGAGAATTTGAAGTCATGGGGAATCAGCCACCTCTCTAAAGCGGTGACATAAACTTCCTCTCGGACTAAATTCAATTTATCATCATACGATAATTTGTCAAATCCTTTTTTGGAGCATGATACTCCTTCATATACCAAGGATTCATATAAAGGTTTGTCGTAGATGGCTACCGCTTCGTGAATAGTGTCGTGGACATATTTCCGCTTCACGGCATCTTCAAAGAATGTTTGGGAATCCTTGCCTTTCAGGGAAGCCCATTGCTTGCCAAATTTTAATGTCCACGCGGCTACCAACTTCTTATATAGTTTTTCATCGACCACACATCCTTTTGATTTGAGAAAGCAAACATCGGAGCAATGCTTTTCCCAAAAGATATTAAAACCCAAATGCGATAATTTTAATGTGTATAGGTGATTGGGATCAAGATACTGTTTATCTTGGTTAATGTCTAAAAAATATTGGTATTCTGGTATCCAGAGATATTCCACCTCTTTGGTGCTATTGCCTTGCTCGCACATGATATCCATGTCCTTTGGTTCCCTTGAAAAATCGGGAAACCAATGGCGGATAGCGTGACTACCCATGATCAGTGATTTCATTTTTGATGAGTTCTGCATCTGCTTTCAAATCTACTATTTCAATCCACCCTAAAGAATCTGGATCAAATCCATCACATGGATAAAAATGTCCAATCTCTTCCCCATCATCCGTGAATAGCCTCAAATTATTACCATTCCAGCCGCCGTTATTATAAATGTATTTCATTTTTCTTTAAAAAAATATTCCCCATATTGTCTCCCCAATTTGGAAATCTTATTCAATTCAAATCCTTCCTTAATATTTCGATTGGCATTTTCCAATGCCTCTTTTTCGTTTGCAGCAATGAAATAGAATGTCGGGTGTGGTTTTTCCCAACTGTTTCTCTTTTTCACAGTCGCTCTATATAGATACGTTGTTTGAAATTGTCTCATAATTATTCAATCCAAAATGGGCGGTTCCTTTTCCAAGCATGTAAATGCTTTTTATCGTATTGAATATACCTGATGTATTTTTCAGTGGCAGATAGCGATTCGAATTCCGGCAATGTCCGACAAATGCTATCCTCCGATATGGCAATGGCAAATGATGTCAGGTCAAACGAATCAAATCCCAGCTTGGATACATTTTCCTCACACCAATCAAGAACAGCTTGGGATTTGTGAATTCTTTTATAACGCTCTGTATATTCGTCAAAAATGGCATGTCCATGAGCAATTGCCCACTGGAAGTTGTCGTAGCTCGCCCTTACCCAAAGACTACTTGGATGATTTCGGTGACTTGGGCGATAGGGGGCTTCAACGCCTTGTTCGTGATAAGCTGTGCAAAGCATCTGTGTCATTTCCAATCCAAGCTTCATATGAGCATCCACCAACCACCTTGCTGATTGGTCTGGACACTCGGAAGTTACTATAATGTTCATGCGCTGATCGTATTCTAGTTTTTAACAATCGTTTTTCAAATCAACCCACGCAGCATAATCAGTTTCCTTCAAGCGTTCCATTTCCTTACCCTTGGCTTCAATATACGCCCGAACACTCTCTGGAGTTCTGCGATCATCCCTATCAGTGTTGATCCAGAAGATTTGCCAATCGTGATCACCACCATTTTCCGGTCTTTGAACGTATTTTAAAAAATTGAGAGCATCAGCTTCCGTTCCATATTGGATTTCGTTGTGATATGTGTAAGCACCAAGCCTATTATCCTCATCATTCCAATAATGAGCAACAAAGAAATGTCGTTTGTTCATATCTATGTTCTTCTCTTTGTGGACATAATAAGTCCATTCGTCCCCATGCTCTTTCTTAGCCATTGCCAGAGCCTTGCGCTTGGTTTCCGCGATGTAGTCTCCAGCGGTGGCAGTTCCGCCGCTACATGTCATCCATATTGTGTATTGAGTCATTATTTTAAAAGTTCTGGGTTTTCAAAGATGTTGCCGATAATCTCGCATTTTTCAAAAGCAGAAACTCTATTAGTTCCAAAATTTCTATGTGTAACCATAGGGTCTTGAATAAAACAACCTACTCGGTCGTCCTCACCATTCCAAAATTGCCCTATTCTGATTTCTCTATTTTTATTCCTATAAATCACAATATCTCCCTCGTAGATTTCCCTTTCTTCTGAATCAAGAAGACCAGTGAATTGTTGGATCGTCAATCCTTGGGAATGTTGTTTCCAATAGAAAGCATTCGGTTCAATTTCCCCAATGCCATTGGGATCGGTTTTCATCCTCCAAATGCTCTTATTGGATACCCATTCTTTTTTGAGGTTGTCCCAAACTCTGAATTTAAGTTGTCTCATGTTAGTATCCCATTTTTTCCCAAATATCAAAGTTCTTTTGGAGGTTGCCCATCATCTTATCCATTGCTAGGCAGTGTTCTAAAAGCTGCGCCTTTGCTTCGTCTTCTGTTAGATTATTGATGCTTACATATTTACCATTAAAGTTTTCGAGCATCCAACCTTCAAGTTGTTTCTTTGTTTTCTTTTTCATATTCGGTCATCAATTTATCATATTCATTCTTATAGTCAAGGATCATATCTCTCGCCACGCTAGAACAATCCATACTGTTCATCCAAATCACCACAGCTTCCGCCACACTATAGCAGCTTGAGCCGAAAAACATAAGAATCAGCTTTTGTTGATGTTCGGGCAACAGACCGAATCGTTCGTCAAAAATAGCGTTGTGATAATCTTTCATAATCTTCTTATCGTCCCTCCGCTTGATTTAATATACTTCATAGTTGAATCGTAAACTTTGTTATACTGTTCCATGAACAACTCTCGATTTTCATCGTTAATAATGGTCAGTATTTCATTAGCCTTAATATAAATCAAGTTGTCTCCATCGTCAAAACCGAATTGAACTTCATACCCGTCCTCTTCGGATTTTGTATAGAATAATCTTTTACCCTTAAAAAATGTGCTTTCTTTATTCATAATTTAGCTTTTGCGTCTCTTATCAATCTAGCAATCGTTTCCGCCAGATCAACCCTACTATATTCGGGTTTTGTGGTGACAGTGTGGCACATATTGGCAATAGTGTCAACCAATTCTTGGTAAATTTTTAATTTATCATCCATTGGTGTCAAATTCGTAATAAGTTGTCACCATGTTATCAAAGCATTGATCGCAAGTCTCGGAATAATGGATATCCTCGACGGGAAGCAATTGCACCAAATCATTCACACCGATTTCCCCATCATCAAACATGCGCCGAATCTCCGCAAACAAATCCTCATGGAACTTTTCTCGCTGTTCTTTGGTTAGCTCATATCGCGGGTCTTCACAGGAATAGGCGACACCATTGACTTCCAGATGTCCTCCTGCCGTGCATCCATTGGATATGTTAAGTTTGTATTTCATGTGATCTGAATTATTCTCCAAAGTTAGACTTAATACCCGCGTAACAAACTATCAAAAATTGTATCAGTATAAGTCCGCAACATTGAATTAAATCCAATTGAAATAGAATTGTAAATATAACCGTTCCAAATGGAGATAGTAAGAATGCAAATGGGGCAATCCAACACCAATGTAACGGATTCATTTCTGTATTATTTTCCATATTATTTCTCAAAAATCAATGGACCACACATAAGAGTCACAAAAGTAAAGAAACAAAAAACACAAGCAATCGGAATATAACCGAATTGAAATGCAATCCCTCCCAACAGTCCCAACACCAGACTAAATATAACTGATTTTAAATATATGTTCATTTCAATAGTTCCTTTGCTTTTTGTTCCAACGCCTCTCGGCAATAATTATAAGTCCCATCTGATCGCTTACCATTGGCGGCAAGACGCACGAAATTCTCAAGTTCCTGAACTCTCAGGTGTTCGTTCAACCACTTCTCGTAGAAGTATTCTTTTTTTATTGTATATTCATCACTCATCTAAAATATTTTAACCACATTTTCAAAAAAGTCAAGCTAAAAGACTAAATAGTATTAGAGAGAATGATTAGGAGTTCAAAACATATATTAAAATTCGCAAACAAATCCAAGATGGTAAAATATCAGGATATGTTGGATTGTTATGGGAGACTTTTACAACATTACATCGATTTGATTTGGGATAAAAAGTTACCACACAGGACTCTGCTAAATTCCAAAGAACTTCCAGATTTTGAAGATATCGCTCACTCCCAATGGAAGCAGGTAGCTTACAAACAAGCATCCTCTATTCTTAGAACACGTTTTAAGAAAAAGAAAGTTAAATTCTCAAAACCAGAAATTAAAAATATCACAATAGAACTCGATGTTCGTCTTTTTAATATTGTAGCTGGTAATCACTTTAATTCTTTTATAAAAATTAGAACACCCTTTTTTCACCCTCATAAAAAAAGAGCAATTTCTATCAATATCCCAATTAAGAATCATAAACATTCTAATTTGTTGGAGTTGCGAGGATTTAAGAAGAGAAACACCATCATCCTTAAAAAAGATACCATTGGATTTGTGTGGGAAAAAGAAGATATTCCCAAGAAATCAGAAGGAATTAACATTGGATTAGACACTGGTTATAAAAAGCTGATAGCAGCATCTAATGGTAAGACATATGGTTCTGATATGGCTAATATCTACGAAAAGATTTCCAGTAAAAGGCAAGGATCAAAAGCTTTCAAACGTTCTTTGAAAGAGCGTGATAACAAGATCAATCAGATTGTGAATCAATTTGTGAAAGATAATCAAGATTTAAAGACTCTTATCGTGGAGGATTTGGTGAACGTGAAACACAAATCCAAAGGTAAGATTCGTAAAGAATTTAATAATAAAATGCAACGGTGGAGCTATCCAAAGCTCCTGACAGCGTTGGAGAGACATTCAGAGGCCGAAGGTTTCGAGCTAAGGAAAGTTAATCCCGCCTACACGAGTCAGACTTGTAGCCGCTGTGGAGTTATTAAAAAGGAGAATAGGAAAGGCGAAAGCTATTCCTGTTCGTGTGGTCTGGAGATGGATGCAGATTTAAATGCCTCCATCAACATTCTACGGAGGGGAGTCTATAGTCCCCCTTCTTCTAAACCTGTTGAAGTGGTTATTACCAAATAATTCATGGAAAATAGGAACTATTCTTTAGGATTTGCTGCCATTTTCAAGTGATTCATAAAGCTGTCTGATCCATTGGTTGTTACCAGATACTCGTTCCTTCTCTTCTGCTAGTTTTTTCTGATAATATTCAAAATCCCTTTGTAAGCGTGAAAAACGCTCTTCCCTAATTTCTTTGGTTGTTGGCATATTTTTCAATTTGGAAACAGCTTGTAGAAGACTGTCTTCGTAATAACTACCACTACAATCCCATCGAATGGAATCTTCCAATTGACTGATCATGAATTCCTTATAATTATCGTGTTTGGAAGACGGGGATTCCCAAGCTCTCACCTTCTCCAACATATCTTCATATCGAAGTCTTTCGATTTTTTTATCTTCAATACGTTGCTTACATCCCTCGATTTCTCTCAGATTTGCATTCTTTTCAGATTCCACCAATTCATCATCGGAAAGATTTTTCAGTTCTTCAATTTCTTTCAGAATCTCGTCAACCATTTCCTGATAATAGGAAGATTCTTCCTGTTTCTTTGGAGGTTCTGATGGATCGTCGTCCCGTTGCATCACACAAGCTCCAAAAGCTCTGGCACAACGAAGTGCGTAATCCCTAAATTCTGTGATTGTTCCGTCTTGCACTGCTGCTGTATATCCTGTTGGCATTGTCTTATTGTAGTCTAGTTTTTAAGGTGCTATTCCTTGATTCCATTCATATCCGTCTTCTTCGGTATCCGCCGCCACCAATTTTTCATATTTTCTGGTGGGTTCCCCAACATTAATTCTAAATTCTGAATGCTCTTGCTCACCATCTTTCCAGCGAGCTTCCTTGACGATTACTTCAGAACCACTCCAAATACGGATGCATTGATCCATCACCCAATCCTTGTGATGGCTACCATCAATACTCCCATACATTTGGATATATTCAGCCATCCAATCGGATTTATCATAACCCTTGTATGGCGTGTCTTCCATATCCACTTCAAATTCTCCCAAGTATCCATTCATGATCTTATTGTAGTCTAGTTTTTAAACGAAAAATTCCGTCTCCCCAAAACATAAAAAGAGGAGACGGAATTTTCATTATTATGGATTAGAACGATGTCACACCATTCATCCGCATCTCCGTTGCCAAATCACGGACATCAACAGGTACGGTGATTGAATGTTTAGCATTTGTTCTCAACACCGCTGAAGCTCCTCCTCCCAAAATATGGAAAGAACCATCCTTACGCTGAATCATCTCAACACGGAAAATTTTCGTCCGTTTCCGTTGATCGGGGCTGCGAAGCCATGCTTTGTTTCGACGCATTGTTCGTGTATCTGTTTTTTTCTTACTATTTGTCATATATTGTTGTTTGTGTTTCGTTTTGTTAGATTAATCAAAGCTGCTACTTCCACTATCATAGCTTGAACTGCTATCATAACTGTAACTTGAACTACTATCATAACTGTAACTTGAATTATCATATCCACTATAATTTGAAGATTCATCGTTTGAATTCATTAAACTGATAGCAGCTAAAGTTAGCCAAGTATTATCAAAATAATATTGAGTTGAATTGCCACTACCACGACTTAGTAATGATTTTACATCTATTTTTCTTTTTTTCATATTATTATTCTTTTCCTTTTGCACCAAAGAGAAGGAAGTCCTCAACCTCAAATTCATTTCTAAGGTCTGCCACTCTCTTCTCAAACTTTCTAAAGTTACCATCAATCTGATCAATGTCAAGCTCTTGGTTGTCAATCATTTGAAAAAATCTTTCTTTTTGTGATTTCAACTTCTCCAGCTTTTTAAATAATTCTTCCATGTTAGTGATGATCAAAGTGTGATGTTTCCTTTCTGGACATGATATCCACAACTTCCTCCAGCTTGAAGAAAGCGGTTCCATTATACCTCTTGGCGTTCTCCACTCCCACATCAAGCATCTTACCAAATCCATTCCCATCGGGATTGGCTTGCTTGAGATTTGAGTGGCTGTGGGCGATAATAGATACTCGATTTCTGTTCTGCTCAGGCCAAATCAAAGGTGCCATGTGACGAACATAGAATTTGTGGTGATCAATATCCAGAAGAAATTCATATCCCATTAATGTTATGTTTGGAGTAATACGAATCGGATACAATTCACAATTCTGAAATCCCTCTGGTAGATGTTCTTGATAAAGCTGTTGAACACCAGAATTATGGTTGCCTTTGATCATTAATGTTTCACAGGGAAATGTCAACATGAAATCTTTGATACGCTCTGACCCGACTGATAATCCAGTATCGCCGCAGTGTATGATCAACGAGTCTGGTGATACAGAATCGATCTGATCCTGAAGCCACTCGTCATGTTCTTCCGATGATTTGAATCCCCGTGGTTCCCATAGGAATGGTTTGTTATGGCCAAAATGCGTGTCCCCAATCCAGAGGATTTGATCGTAATCCTTGCGTTTTTTCTTAATCTTAATCATTTCCCTCTAAGTTCCCTCCACATTTTCAACGCCTCTACCACGTTCTTATTCTCATTGAATATCCAAGTGTTGTTACAAGCCGACAATTCCACCGCAAGCTTATCAGCAAGTTCGCGCTCTTGGCGAAGCTGTTCCTCAAGCTCTTGGACATATCCGTTTCGGGAGATTGTCACACAGCCCATTTGTTTTACGTCTTTGTTCATATTATTTTTTAAAAAAGGTGACATTTTCGGAACGGTGTGCGCCCACCTTTTCAGCATCCGGGTTTTAGGAGTCGATGAGTCGCCATCTTGCGATTACTCGTTTTTTCCGATCCCCGAAGGGTCATCTTCCCGATCCCGCCAGTCTCCATGCTAAGTTAATAGTAGAGGGAGGTTCTGGCAATGTTGTGATGCTGCCGATCATGTCATTGGAAAATTGTATTCTAGTTTTTAAATTCCTTACCCTTCACCACCGTCACTTTTGTTCCGCTGGTATGGCGAATCAAATTGAAAGCGTTTTTCAATGATTTGGCAAATTCTTCCGCGTCTTTTTCACTGGTGAAGCATTCGATTTCTGGTTTAGTATTACCATTCCATTCCCCATATCTGGAATACCAACGCACTTCCCACAGTTGAACCACATCTATTTCCTTGGTATCGTTCGATACCGGAACCGTTTGTTTTTTGAACCACATTTTCATATTATATTTTTATATTTTACCACACACAACACACTTCGAAAAAATGCATACATTCAGGACAATTGACTTCCAGATTATTGCTTCGTTCCGTTCCATGTTCGGGAATGTCCAACCATCCGCGCCCATCCCAAAAATCGGGTTCATGCAACAGATTGACGAATTCCCCACAACAGGGGCATTCGCAATTCAATTGGACTTCCCATTGTGCTTCAATTTGAGATGGTTGTTTTTTCATCGTTTTAGTGCTTCAACGATATCGTCCATACCCTGAATGATCTCCACGCTATCTCCATCCTCAATCACCAGACGAGGGACGGCACGGATACCATGTTTCTTAAACCATTCAATGTTTTCAGGATTTGTGTAGTCCTTGATCTCCACCTCCAGATTTTCCTTTTCAATTCGGGCTTTGAGGGTGTAGCAGGGTCCGCAAGTGGCACTCGTAGCTAACGTGTATTGTTTTTCCATATTACTTTTTTTTCTTTTTTGATATTGTCCTAAGTTCTTCTAATCTACCAACCACTTCCATGATGTCAAGAGGTTCTTTCTCCGAGAATCCAAAATTGATGAATGAGTTATCACATCCCATACCATCCCCAGCAGGGGAATATGCTGTCATCTCCTGAATAACTGGATAATCAGCATCATTTTCAATTGCTTTAATCACAGTGTTGAGCGTTTTGATGGTATGTTCCTTGAGTGCCGCATATTGCTCCATGGCAAGTGTCTCAGGAGTTGTTTTTAGTAATTGTTCCAATTTCATATTTTTTCCGTTTCATATACCCAATCATCCACATAACCAGTCTCCCAATCTTTGAATGTTCGCATTTTCACTTTATAAGTTCCTTCTTCCAAATCCTCGAAATTCTTGAATATCAGATCAGCACCGGAATTTGAGCAATCTTCATCGAACCAATCAACCCAAGATTTCCCACTTTTTCGGGAGAGAACGCGGATATCCTTTCGCATGTGCAACCCATTCTTATCATGCCAGTGGCAAATTGCAACCTTTATGAAGAAATGTGATTCATTTCTCCTATCATATTCTTTCAAAAGATCGACTTCTTGGGTCATAAATTTTTTAATTTCTTCTGCGTATATCCACATATCAATCTTTAAATAAGAAATACATCCCCGTCCATATTGCTATAGTCCCACCCCCCACAATTGTCATTGCAGTAAGAAATGGCATTACTGAATTTGTGATAATGGCAACCCCTAGAAATATCCAAAAAGGAATTGAAAGAAGCCCCCAACCTATTAATTTATTTTTTGTCATATCAGTGATTGATTATATCATGCTTTCCACAGTCGTCAAGCCTTGCCGAAAGATTATCTGCCAGATGCAGAATCCATGCTTCTCTGGTTGCTGGTGCCACGGGACTGCCGTATTCTCGTTGTCCATGATGAGCTAGGATATTGTGTATGATGTTATCTGGATTTATATCAACATTCCCTTTATGATCCAAAAAATCTTCATCCAATATATTAAGACAATGTTTACTAAATTCCATGGCTGATCTGGAAATGTGATGGATTTGACGAGCATGGTTGTTATGCTTACCCCAAATACCATTTACTTTCTGGTAATCCCAAATCTTACCATAATCATGCCAAATGACACTAATAAACAGTTCCACGGGATTGATCCGATTCTCCCAACCAATACAAGTGGAATTATGTTGCATGGCGATCAGTTCCGCATATTCAAATACCTCATAGGTGTGCTTCAACAAACCCCCATCCCCGTAATGATGGTGTTTTTCACTTCCCGCTCCCGACCATGTGGAAAATCTGGGATCATCCAACACTGGATCGGTAAAGACTGGAAAATCTTTACATTTGTTTTTCAAGGCTTGTCTGTAATCTATCATAATCCTAAAAGTTTCTCCATCGATTTCTTCACCAGCTTATCATCTAAAGGCTTGTTGTCAAGCAACGAAAATGCACATGGAATCATCCAACTCCACTCACTCCACTCTTTCTGAATTGCCAATGCTTGCTCTTTACGAGTCTCCAGCTTGGAAATGTATCCCATGGCACGTTCAATGATGTTGACGGAATGGATGAACTTACCGTATGCTTCGGTGATTTGTATCATTTCATCTTTGATTTTTTCAGCCAATTCAAAATCCACATGTTGGACAGTGTAATTATAAAAATCTCCATATTCAACAAATCTTGGAGATGATAGGAAAAAATCCAGAATATTGGAAAGGGATCGCATTCCCGTAAAAATTTTATGAAGGCTCAGATACCATTCACCTTTCAGCTTACGCATCTTACCACTTTCGGAATACAAAACCACTCCTTCCTTCCCCCGCCACATCTCCACATCTTGGACACATTCCTGAATTGATTCGTAATGGTATTTATCCGGTCTTGGAATATCCAAGTCTTTTGCCAAATCATCCAAATGTTCTTGGGAGAACATTAGTCCAGTTTCCTTGTGAATAATGCCAATTAAAGATAATTTCGGTTCTGGAAATCCTCCAACAACAATTATATTACTATTTGTCTGCCATTCACAGAGGAACGTATAATCAGGCTCATTCATCACATGATCAAAGAATTTTTTATATTTTTTCAATAAGAAATCCAATTCATGGCCATTCTCCAATTGACGTAGATTGGAAGTTCCCCTCGTTCTAGCCAAAAGTTCTCCTCTATATGAATCAAAGATTCCAAGGGAACCATCCAGCTTTTCATAAGCAGTAAATCGCTCATCCAGAGGAAATTTATCCAAATCGGGTTGCTCAGAGTAATTGAAGAATTTTGGGAACGATCTAGAAATGATGAGATGATCCGATTTACGAATGATCATGGATCGGAACTTTAGAGTATCTTCCGTCCACTTGCATTTTATTGAATCTGGCGTAATCAGCCAACATTCATCTCCAGTAATGGTGACATCTTTGAAATTAAATTCTTCAGAATTTGGGAGTTTCATATTTATCATTTTGTAAGTTCTTCTTATATTTTTTTGGAATGTCCACTAGAAATGCTTGGCATGTTTTATCAGCTTCAAATGAGTGGGGAAGATTGAAATCAAAAATAACACCATCTCCTTTACTGATACGATATTCGTTCACCTTTTTACCATCCCAAGCGAACAATTTACCACTACCGGAAATCAACAGACACATCGTCATCGCGGATTTTGGGGAGAGATTGTCGGTGTGCATCCCCACATTACCAAAAGCATAGATTCCTTGTTCATAAACCCTTGGTTTATCGATTCCCCGACTCTTTAAAAATTCTTTAATGAAATCTTGGGATTCCTTTGAATTATGAATGGGTTCAACTTCCCCATCTTCAAATTTTTGTTTTATTTTTGTGGAGAATCTGAGAATTTTTTGTCTCTCCTTCGTGGTGATTTCAATTTTCATGGGATCATTGTAATCTAGTTTTTAATCTTGTATATTTCAAACCATTCTTCCAAAGTGAAGAATTCTGTATCTTCAGTAACATCAACATCAAACCTTTGCCCCAAAAATTGAAATTCCCATTCAGCGTCTTCTCGTAGCTCCATGAAATCCACAAATGCTTGTTCTTTGGATTCGTATTCAAATGGAAGGATTACATCCCCTTCCGCTTCATAGGGGACGCACCAATGATATCTCAATACTAATTTTTGCATAATTTTAATGATTGTTGATGATCATACGAGGGACAAACGATCCCTGAAATGTGCCGGGAACCGGGAGTAATGCGTCACCAGTTACGTCCGAAACCTCCGATAGAGTCTGATACCATTTCTCATTCTTGGGCATCTCCTTGGGATGGACTAGGAAGTGATAACCACCTCGCGTCTCCACAACGTCCACAGCCTTGCCACAGACATCCGTAAAGCGATCCAGAACGTTCTGACTCTTCTCATCCACATCGAACGTGACGATCCTTTTCTTGGAAGCAGTCCTTTGGATGGTGGATAGAATCTCCTGATGGGGATTGCTGTTCTTGCCTTGGCATTGCACAACTTTCATAAGATCAATTGCACCTTGGATAGTGGCTTTCCATAAATCGCGGGGATTTGGGGAGATATACAAAACAAGCGTCTCTTGGGGAACTACAAATTCACCCCCACCTTTGCCTTTCATGGTGTAAGAACCAAGAGGACATTCCAATTGTTTGATTTTGGATACCAAACGCTCTTTGGTGGACGTAAATCTTTTCAAATGATTTTTATCCGCCTTGATCCAAGGATGTTGGTCGTCTGAACAGTATTTTTTTCTTGTAAACGCTGCCAAGTAGTATATTTCATGCTCTTCCAAGTCTGGTAGCCAGTCAATAAACCTTTCAAGCTCATCTTGATCCATTAAAAATTTGTAGTTCATATTCGTAGTGTAACCTAGTTTTTAATAATCAATATCACCCATGCGATCAAACGTGCTTTTGCCCCGCATTTTAGCGTTGATTAGAAACACCTTCTTACGATTCTTTCCATATCGCCGTTTTTCATCCTCCCCTGAAAAATATGGATTTTGAAATTCCCATTCCCGCTCTTTTAATTGTCGGGCGATGATGACATCAAGTTCTCTCTGAACATCCGGTGGAATAGTCCAATTTTCATTCCTAAATTTCCAATCGGTTTCTATTCGCCAACGAATAAATTCCTCCGTCTCCTTAACAAATTCCTGTTCAACAAGATTGAAATCCTGCCAATCTTCAGCGTAACCATTCCAAATCTTAATGTCGGGATTCCCCTCCATATTCTGTAGAATTTTAATTAATTTATTCTTTTTCATTTTCAAATTTGGCTTTCAATCGTTCATAATGCTCACGATCTCTCTTATCATTCTGATCCTGAACGATCTTTTCGCGTCCAAGTCGTGCTTCATATTCAGCATCCGTTTCATCAATCTCACCCCAAAGGTAAAGCTGTTTGCTATCCCAATCATAATCAACATCAAAGTGAAGATTTTCGTATTGGGAATATTTTCCCTTGAGGTCTTTCAAATATTCAATGGCTTTATCCAGAGAACCTTCCAGTTCATATAGATGATCTGACAAATTTTTCCTAACTTTGATTTTTTTCATAAATTAATTTCCTCCGTTTGATTTGATTGCCAGATGAAGTTCTCCCATACAGGCACACCGTTTCTGTTTGTGGTAATGTGATACCAATACTCATCTCCCCGCAAGGTGATTTTCACCAGCTTACCGGAGAATTGGTTCTTGTCAAGCCATTCATAATTATAGATGCGATAGACATATTTCAACAGATACTTCTCAAGCAGCTTTTGAAGCATGAACACACGCTGGTCGAATTTCCTTTGATAGCGATCCAATTCATAAAGCTTCTGCCCCAAATCGTGATTGATTTTCTCATCGGGTTCTTCAATCCAATTGAAGGAGTATCCCCACCCGTAACGAGGATTGGTATTTGAATATGTATATTCCCACCATTGGTCTTGTTTTCCTGAATATTCATGGGTTGGTTTGGCATGGAGAATCACCTTGTTATCAACAGCCCTTGCCTTGATCTCATCCAGAAAAGGGAACCACACCCTTTCGTCCCATTCCTTGTCTTGGCGTTGAGCAGTCTGGTAGGCTCTTGCCATGTCATTAAGACCTTCGTGAAGGCTATTTTCATCAATTCTCCAGCTACGGATCAGAAAACTCCCTTTCAACCCATCAAGATAGGTGGATTCGTAATTGTCAAAGATGTATTGCCAATTATCTGTTTTAATAAATTCGTGCATGAAGTTATTGTGTTCTATTTTTTATTTCATTGCAAGGCAATCGCCATTCGTATTGTAGTGATCCCAAGCGTATTCACAGGTATCCTTATGGGGACAATCAAAGCAAGTGTAGTCCTCTGGCTTGTAATTCGGGGGTTCCCATTCCATACCGGATGGTTCTGGTTCCACAAATATTGACATCCATTTCATACTTCGTTCAATGTTTCGCGTTTTTCCAAATCTTATCGAATTCTTTCTGAGACATCCACCAAAAATGCTCGATTTTTGGATTACCCGGATTTGTTTCACTTGTCCAAATCACATACCCATTCCCATCTATGATATCCAGATACTTGTATCCTTTCGGCATGTTATCAATGGATGATTCTGATTTTTTACATCCACAAGTTCCCCCATCCCCATCATTCCACGCCCATTCGCATTTGATGAATGCTGGTTCTCCTGCATCTTTATACATTATTTGCCGATCCGTTTTGATAGCGAAAATGTATTCCCCGTTCTTCGGTAACTTCTCTTTTGTTGATATGAATTTTAATTGCATGTGATCAGTGTATTCTAGTTTTTAAACAAACCCATTTCATAGTTTAAAACATCCTCCTCGTCCACTTGCTCCATCTTATACAGACTGTTTGCGGTTGTGATATAGGTTACTCCATCATTCTCTTCAAGCTTCATCACTTCAGATGTATGCATGATTCCCCGAATCACAACCCCATTGCGATTCCAACGGTCAATGAGAATAGCCTTTCCGACTTGGATTTCTCCAATAAGCTCTCCCACAATCCAGTAATCCACAGGAGGAGACTTGCCCTCAAACCATTGACCCCATGTACCACGCTCTTGGTCAGTGCGGTATTCCTCAATGGTTGAAGCTTGAATCGCTCCACTGTTGGGATTAATGTCTATTTTAGTTAATTTTATCATATTTTTAATGTAATTCTACTTCTTCTCCCATGATCCACCCCCCATTGGGTTCCCCATGACAACCCCACTCCCAATAAAGTTCGTTTGGTTTATCTCTATTTCTACCGATTGCGTCTGGATATTCCAAACGGACATGTTTGCGAAAGGATGTTTTGGTTTTAAATGCTTCCATAATGACACCATCCTGCCCAACATCACCATATTTTAAAACGTATATTTTTTGCATACTTTTAATCTCTCTATCTTAGGGAATATGCAGCATCAAATCGGGCATATGCCTCTGTTCCAATCATTTCAAAAAGCGCACCGAAGAGTGTTTTCATATCGCGACCTTCGTATTTTCCTCTTTCATACTCAGCATCAACGTAAACAAGTGCGTCGGTGATAAGTCTGTTGATTTTATTCTCCTTATTTTTAGGATCAAGATCATAAGCAATCCTTTGTAATTCGTGACCAGCTTCTTCCCCCATGATTCCAAATCTTTTTACCACCCGAACAATAGATTCCTTGCCATCTGCAACCCGTTGGTTTTCACTTCTTAGCTTATCTTCCAGTTCCCAAATATCTCTAGCGTTGGTGTTGATACTTTGGACAAGGTATTTACGCATGTCCTCATAAGTGATTTCTGATTGTTTGTCCATATCCGCAGTGTATTCTAGTTTTTAAAGTGTGTCTTCCCATCCCCCATCTCAACCACTTCCACCCGCACCTTGGTAATCCCGTTTTTCAGGAAACCAAGCTTACGGGCAGCAGCTTGGGAAAGGTCAACAATCCTACCCTTGATATGTGGACCTCGATCAACCACCTTAACATTCACGCTTTTCCCATTTCTAATATTAGTGACATTCACGATAGTTCCAAATGGTAATGTGCGATGGGCGGTAATATAAGCATCATCCCGCAAAGTGATTCCACTTGCCGTGTGCGTCCCCCCATTCGTGCGAATTGAGTAATGGGAAGCAATTCCGTATTCTTGGGAAAACCCAAGGTTAATTGTCAGTAGTAGTATTAGTATTGTTTTCATGTTTTAAATGTTTCTAAAGCAGCAGAAATCAAAGACAGCACGACGATTCCAGTAAATGTTCCAATAATTGGGTTGTATAATACTAATTGATAAATTCCAATTAATATCATCAATCCAATTAATGATGTAGTAGAAATCCTGATGAAATTTTTAAAAAATTCTTTCATATTATTAAAATTCACAATGAAATTCGATGAATCCCAAATCATCAATTTCTTCGCCGTTTGTATCGGTTGCTGTAAACCAGCAGTTATTATCTTCGGCAACGCCCATGATACAACTTGTTTTTTCGTTGACAGCCTTAATCAGAGCCTCCCTAATTTCTTGGTCATTTAGTGTTATTTTCATGTTTTTCCTGTGTTTGATTTCCAATTTTGATATGTCCCTCAACCAAAGCGGAGCATGTTCCCATTCCAAGGCAAATCAAAAAGATTCCGATACCTTGTCCAAGACCCGTCCAAAATGCTGTTTTATCTGTTTTGTTTTCACTCATATTTGTATTGTATTCTAGTTTTTAATAAGTCTCACTTCTTCCTCCGTTTCGATCCACACTCTTGCTCCACATGAAAGGGGTTTGTCTGGTCGATACACCACCTTGGCAACCACTTTACCATCCGAAATTATCTCAACTTCATGGGCATAGTCATTGCTCTTGTAAGTCTTGCAAGTGATGACAGGTTCGTTTAGGGAATTTTTAGCATTAGATTTTATCTTAGCCTGATGAACGTGAATTATCTTTTTCATTATCTATGTTCCATGATTTCCAAAATATCCAAAATTCGGCTATCACACCCATTATAAGATGCAAAGCATGACTTGTGGAAATGCCCAGACCAATGCTTTTTACAACCGCAAAGATCAATCAGCTTGGCAATATCCTCCCGTTCCTTGGAGCATTCCGCCCATAGTGTGGGGTCTTGCTCGCACCAACTGGCAATGCCGCTCTTTTCAAAATCACCGATCCAATAGGGTGCTGAATGGCTGATCAAAACATCCACCTTCTCCACCAATTCAGGTTTCAAAACAAATGTTTCATCTTCCCACCATGACATGCGAGGAATACGAAGACGACGATCAATACTCACAGCACCCCCAACAAATAGGAAACGCTCACCATTCAGTTCCCGATAGGTGTAATCGGGTAATAGCTCAAAATTGGAGAGCTTGACTTGTCCTTGGAAGTAGGCGGGGTCGCTGTGATTTCCGCGAATACTGAGATATTGTATGTTATGTTTTTTGAAGAAATTGTTATAATGTTCAAATTGGCGCATTTGCTTGAATTCCGGTAAAAATCCTTCACCCCCGTCCCCAACATGAATCAGATAACAATTACCAATTTCCAAATGCGCTATCTTTCGGAATAGAGCATCAAATTCAGAGTGGATGTCTCCCACCAAGTAAATATCTTGATTTAAATTATTCATCTTTTTTCTTTTTTGTTCCAAACACCATTACTTCATTGGTGGATAAAGTTATTTTGATTTTAAACCTGAAATTTTCATATTCGGGAAACCGCTCTTCCAATGTTTTTACGATAGTATTCAAAGGATTATCCAAAAATGCCAGATAGAATCTAGTTAGTCTTTTTTCTTTCATTTCAATTTCAAGCTATTTTTAATATTCTGTTCACAGCGATCAATCGCCTCTTGCGGCACGTTATGATTGTTGTGGTTATCATGTCGGCGTTCTACCACCAACGAGAATACCATATTACCATGTTGTTCCGCAGAGTCAATGTAAAATTGAAAGTCCTTTTGAGTCGCATTCGTGTTGGCGACTACAATAGTGTCAATATCAGGATCATCCAAAGCATTGATGAATTTTTCCCGACAGATTCTATGTGCAACACCCAGAAGATTTGGATCAAAATTATAATTACCCCAATTGTCCGTGAAGTAATCATCGGCACAGCAGATTATTGATTTTTCTCCAAACAGCTTTGCGACTGTAGATTTTCCAGAATTTTGGGTTCCTCTTAAAATTATAATTCTTTTATTCACCTTTTTTCTTTCTAGCTCCTTTCACAATCACCACATAATGATTTTCCTCTTTCTCAATCCTTGCTTGAGAATAGCCTTCCAATTCAGGATATTTCCGTTTCAAGTATTCCCCAACCACTTCCCAAACCTTGGAATAATCTTTGGTTTCTTGGGCTTTATCCAATTTATCAACAATTGACTTTCCTTTGATGGGAAAGTGTTTCTCCGCTGTAAATCCTTCAATCACTGGTAAGGTAACTTCGGTGATTTGCAAAGGACTACGATAATTCACCCCCACACCTTCGTATCCATCGTTATTTTTCAGAGAGACATATTGACGCAGCGTGGAATAGATTTCGTATGCCAAGGTTCCCCCACTCTTGATCATCTCTTCGTGACAAACCCCATAATTACCATGTAATTGAGAACGCTTCAAACGCTCCTTCTCTTCCCATGTTACTTCAGTATCTCGCACACCGTTTTCATCGTATGTGCATCCATATTGGTCATAATAACCCCCATGTCCATCATATTTCAGTTCGACGGGTTTGGGATATAGAATATCTCTTACAAATTCTTCAATGGATTCCAGTTCTTTCCAAGATAGGTGCATATCCCGAAACGCCTCATCAATAGCGATCCTGATCTGCCCAGCCCGCAATCTGGAATACACTTCCAAAGCAGTCATCATCACCCGAAGGTGTTCGTCGGTAAATTCGATTTTAGTCATGGGTCGATTGTATCCTAGTTTTTAAGAATCCAATCCATAATTTCCATCTCGAATGCCTTCCGATCAGAAATGCTTCCATCTTTCGTGTAAATAAAGGATTCTGGATATTCGCTATCCAATCCACACCACACCTCAATTACCCCGTCATCCTTCATCAAGAAGGTATAACCCCCTATCACTGCCTCGTATTTCTCACTCATCACAGTCTATTAATTATTTTTTTCATCACTTGCTTGAATCTGTATGTCGCCTTGTTGTTGGGAATCTCTTTCCATTTTTGGATTGTCACGGCAAACCATTCATCAAAATTGGTGGCTCCGTATCCTTGCCCATCCTCCAAATCGGGAATGTTCAACTTTTTGGTAATCACTTTTCGATTGAAAGCGTTTTTATCTCCTTGAAGATGTTTTTTTCTGGTTCTCTTTCCCATCAAAATGGTGAAAAAGTCGTTGATCATTTTCTCATATTCTCTTCTCAAGATGGGAACCACCTGTTTTGAAACGCGATCAGCCATCAAATGAGCGTATTCATGTAATAAAATGTCAGGATGTTTGGTCTGACTCTCATCAATATAAATTTTATTTTGATGGTAAAATGCCCCCGCGCTTTCCTTACTCCCTGTATTCCATAATCTAATGAAATTTGGATTATTTTCTGAATTGCTGATAATAACCACAAACCCCCTGATTGGAAGGATGTCTTTATAATCCCTTAATAATGATTGAACGGACTCAATCATTTGTTTTTTTGATGTTGCCAGATTCGTCACATACTGATCGGCGTAAATCTTGATTCTCCTCACTTGTCCAACCAACTTCTTATCATCGAATGAGGATTTACCTTTGAGATAGTCAGCCTGTAATTTATATTTTTCTTCGGGGGGTAGGTTTTCAGCTTCTTGCTCCACCCACTTATCATTATCAATAACACCTTGTTGCTCCAATTCCCTTTTGCGTAGAGGATTGCGTTCGCGGCGTTCAAAGAATGTTGAAAAGGATTCCATTAACCTCTGATAGTCTGTCCAAGAGTGGAGATATTGGCAACCCCATTATTCACCATCACTTGTTCCATTCCAAAAGACTCTCCACCCAAAGCAACTATATTAAAACCTTGCTGCCAGTTCATACACGAACCATATGTCGCGTCCAGTGAGCATAATGCTCCACCCTCAAATCCGATTATTTGTCTTTCAGGGCGATTACCAACAGATGGTATTCTTTTAGCAGAACTTCCAATTCTGTGGGTATGGCCATGTAGAATACTTGTGTGCCACTTGTCAATCTCTCCCCTTGCGGACGCGCCACCAGCCCCACGCACGGTATTACCATGTGTCACAATCAACCCGTTCAGATCGACATAATCAACATGCTCCACATGCTCCTGATAATCACCCATAAACACGTTCTGGTAACTCAGCTTATCGGTAATATCTGGCAACGATGCGAGTTCCCCCAACCGCTCCGATAGATAACGTCTCCATCTACCATCAATGGATTGTCCGCTGTGATTGGAGACTGTTTCATAAATCTTGGCACCCCCCGAAACAGCAATCAGATTATCCAAAAATTCATGATAAGCAATTCGCTCATCCTGAAGACTCCATTGTTTCTTGATGTCCTTGGGATAGCGGGAAATGGCGAGCATATCCATGGTATCTCCATTTAGAACGATTGTGCGGGGTTTCAGTTCCTCGATGGTATATAGGAAGATATTAATAGCAGCTTCATCGTGACAACCGAAATGGAAGTCTGATCCAACCACCGCATAATCATTTAGATTTGAAGGAGCTACTGTATAACCACTATGAACTTGAATCGGGGCAAGCTGTGATAGGAATTCCATGATTTCCTCTTCGGATTTCTTGGGTTTCTTGGGCTTATCCCTCTGGAGGTTTTCGTTCACATATCCTTGTTTATATTCCTCATAGGGAGTTGGGGATTCTTCTTCATCGCCCCCCTCGTCCACATATTTGCGACACCAATCTTGGGCGGTTGATTTGGGAACACCATAAGTGTCATAAATCTTTGAGAAAGTCCATCCTTTCATCACCCTTGCTTCAACCACGTTTTTTCGTATTTCCATAATTTTTGTTTTAGTCCTTATTATTTAGTCTTTGAACAAGTCTCGATCAGCATGAATCCATTTCCAACCGACTTCTTCCTTCTCAAAAAATTGAACGGTTTCCTCAAATCCTTTATTGATTGAGTAGTCGTTTTCCATATATTCAGCCATAGTGAAATTGAATATCTCATCCAGAGCCTTTTCATATTTACCTTCATCCCCACCATAATGTTTCTTGATTATTTCATCCATATCATAATAGAAATCAAGAACTTCATCATCATAGAATATCAACATTCCAACATCCTTACGCGCTTCAACATTATGAATTTTACAATTTGTTAATCCCATCTACAAATTTAACAAGCCATTCGGGGTATTCCTTAACAGATGGGTTCTTCCGTGTCTGTAAAAAGGCAACACATAAATCAATCGGCTTTGCCAACCACGAATAACCCACCTCTGGAATCTCTGACAGATGTTTGTCAAAGATATGGAGTTCTTCGTCCTTCAGATTAGCCAACATCTCTTGACAATCATCCAAGGAATCTGGATACTTGGGAAGATCGTGGTAACACATGCCAGAACTTGGATGGAACCACATATCACAATCAAGACCGTTACCTTGGATGTAATCTTTTGTCCATCCCAATTCTTTGGCAACTGCGATTCTAATTTGTTCCTTGTCCATATTTATTCTTATAAAATTCCACCGTCTCCCTCAAAGCTTCGGAATGATCCCTAAGTTCAAATTGCCTACGGTAATTGAGACTATCCACCGCATACCGGAAATCGTGTCCTTTTCTATCTTCCACATATTCAATATCAGCCACCATACCAAGAATATTACAAATGTCAACGATCATTTCCAGATTTGTTTTGTCCACCTTTGATCCAATGTTGTAACGATAACCAGCCCTACCCCCTTCAGCGATTTCCAGAAGGGATTTGTTGTGATCGTCCACATGAATCCATTCACGGATGTTCTCTCCCGTGCCATAAACCGGAATCTTGTTACCCTGAACCATATTCCTAATCACCGTGGGGATGAATTTTTCATCCGCCTGATGCTTTCCGAAATTGTTGCAGCAATGGGTTGTTAGAATATCCAGACCATAGGTAGTGACATACGAATTGGCAATCAGATCGGCAGATGCCTTGGATGCTGCGTATGGGCTGCGGGGAGCAAATATACAATTCTCATTGAAAGGTGCTTCATCCTTATTCAAATGCCCATATACCTCATCCGTGGAAATATTAATGACTCTGGCTTGTGGTTGATGTTGTCTAACCCATTCCAGAAGGGATACCATTCCCATCACATTGTTTTCGATGAATGGGGCTGGTCCGCTAATGCTACGATCCACATGGGATTCAGCAGCGAAATGGAAGATATAATCAAATTTAATATCCTTTGAAGTTATCCAATATTTACCAAAATCGTATTTATCATTATCACGAATATCCATGATAACTTGAAATACTGTATTACGAGTTGAAGGATTTTCGAATCTCAACATTTCTCCATTATCAATTTTTTGAAAACCGATTGGCCACTTATTACCAAGGACTCTCTTGGAGCCTTCTCCCAATTTATCAAAATTATAAATTTTAAGATTTTGAAATTTCAATAAAAGCATATCAATAAAATTGCTCCCGATAAAACCCGCACCGCCCGTGATGCAGATATTCTTGTTTGACAAATTAACCATAATTTCCATTACTTTACCCTTGAATATTGATAAGTCAAGGGTAAATATTGCCATGGATTACGACGATGATGAAGAATTGGACAATGAGGTGAATGATATCATTTCCCAAATTAAGAACCAATCGAAAAATTTCAAAAAAGAAGAAACGGAAATTCCCGAATTGAATCGGGAGAATTTGGAAGAATTGTTGCTGAAAACAGCATCTAAGGTAATCGCCCATTCCGTCGAAGTGATGGAGAAGATGAAAGACGATGTGATCGCCAGTAAAGATTCCAAGATGCTTGAAGCATATTCAGCACATACCAAATCCACCACATCCGCTTTGGAAACATTGTTGAAATTTAAGAATGCGGAAGATAAGATTAAAGCACAAAAGGAAATCGCTCAGATGAACATTGATGCGAAGATGTCCAAGGGAGATGATGACGATGGGACTCCAAAGCTCACGTTCACCAGAAATGATATTCTGAAACTTTTGGAAAAGAAAAAGGATGATGACGATGACGCTCCTCCCGCTGTTCCGGTAACGGTTGACGTTTAAATCCCGAATTGACCTTCCACGGTATTCAATAGGTATTCCTTATTCTTTTCTGGATTCTCAACTTTGAGAATGGTGTCACGGGTATCGTAAACGTCCCCATAGACATCCAATTTGAACGTTTCTTCCTTGTCCCCATCAACAACGGTCTTTTCGATTTCGTATGCGGTTGCAACTGAATCATTCTTATCGGAATCAAATGGTGTGTAGGTCTTGCGATCCCCGAAAATACGATAGTGTTCCTCCCCGATCATCTCTTTCACCTTGTCAAACACCTTTTGACGCACATCCTTCAATTTGACGCGCCAGAACGAATCCTTGACGGCATAGCTACCGTTTGACTTAGTTACCCACTTTCCGGTCTTCTCCTCACTGTAGCGATCCTGTGGCTTCTTATCGGCTATTGGAAGGGTGTTGTCATGAACTACCGCCATTTTCATGGAAGAACGGAACATTTGTTCCACCTGATCATTGGAATTTATAATATTTTTTTGTGTAAATGATGGTGTTTTATTGTAAACGTCCACAGGGACATCCAGAGCTACAATATCATCAGTGTAAAGGGTTGTGTTGTGACGGGTAGATTGGTTGTTTCCCAGAATACCCAAAATATCGGGAATCGCTTTAAAATATTTTTTATCTTTTGACAATTCCTGCGTTTGTGCCGTAAGTGGACCATTGAGAAGATGTCTCACATAGTAATCAATATCCCACGTCTCCAAATCCTTCCCTTCTTCATCCAGCTTGTTGATGAATTTTTCCAATTGGTTCAAACCCAATTCATAAATCTTCTTGAACTCAATCATGAATTCAATTTCCTTCTCGGTGAATTGATCCCCCAGATTTTGGATTTGCTCCAAATCTTCCTTGGAAAAGCACAGTCCTCTTAAAACGTCGATATTAGTCCGCATTTTTTATATTTGTTTGGGGTCCGACATATGTTTTACAACATGAAAATTCATTCGTGTAACCGTCTCCTAGAAAAATGTGTCTCAATTCATGAACAAACCACCTACCAAGCAACTTTTCATCGCTCTTCTGCTTGCCTTCCCCCACCTTGACAATATCAATGAATTTACCACCCCCTCTGTTGGCGGAACCAAGATTAGCAAAGATAGCTCTCAAATTATAAAATGTTAAGGTATTGATCATTTCAGCTTCCACCATCTTTTCCGAATCCTCCACGGGATAAGGGGAACGGAAGTGTCGGAATTTTTGTTTGGTATTTTTGTTTTTAACGACGAATGGTTTGGGTTCTCCCCCA